TGGCAAGATGCGGGGTTTGTTACTTCGTTTGACATATTCGTGTTTGTTTAAAAATTTGTACTACGTTTGTGGCTTTTCGGGTTAAAGTCCCGCACCTCGCCAAACTGCGGAACGTTAATCAATCCCCATCCTCATCATTTATCTGATTGACTTTTGTATTACTAATTTTTAAGTATTCTATAATATCATTAACATTTTTATGTTTAATAATATTTTTATTATTAACTCCGTTAAAATAGTCATTTGAGCATTCTCTAGGAAAACCTGCCCATGTTTCAGTATATGGATTATAATGAAATACATATCCTTGTAGGAATTCTGCTTGTTTAGTCATATTATTTAGTTTTGATAATTTCTATTAGTTTCTTTAAACATTCAAGTTCTGCTTCTTCGTAAGTATCACATTTACCTGAACCATCATTAGGTATTGTAGGATTTAAGTCGTCTTTAGAGATAAACCACGCATATTTTTTGAGTACTTTATTATTTTTATTATCAGCATCTAAAGCTCCTTGAGGTAAACGTGTAATACTATGATGTGAATTATACTTCTCTCTAAACCATCTAAATGCTTGTTGGTATAGTGGAGCAGGTAGACACCATTCGTGCTCAAATGGTTTTAATAAATTAAATGTTGGTTTAGGAAGATATGGGTCTATGTTCCAATAACCAAAACAAGGCTCATCAAATCCAAGTTCTTTAAGAGCAAGTACTTGTTCGTAAGGTATAAATTCATTTTCCATATTTACTATTATAATATTGTTCACATCTACCTTTATTAGGATCAAATCCTTGTGCTTGCATACCTTCATAACAAGCATCAACTATTTGTTGTTTTTGTATTCTTTTAGCTTCTTTAAGAATAGCATACCATGTAAGCTTATCTTTTGGTGTATCCCAAAGCTTTTTAAATAAATAATCAACTGCGGTCTGTTTCATTATATCAAATTGTTTAATGTGTAATTAATTGCCGCTTCGTATGATTCCGTTGGTGACTGATAATTTTCTTTTTCAATTAAAGCAAAACGTTCATTTATCATAGAGTTGTAAGTTGTCTTATAATTTAACCATTTTTCATTTGGGTCATCTTCATATTCAACACCTTCTTCACCAAGTTCATCATCTTTTCTTGGTAAAATAGTTGAAAATATATCCCAATCAAACCAAATACCTGTATGGTCTTTACCCATTGTGAGTTCAATCCAAATCCCACGATTCTTATACAACCACATTACTACTTCTGAGATGGTTGGTGCTGATGTATAGTGGTTCTTAACACTATTCCAATTGATAGGATTATAATTGATTAAACCATCCACTTGTCTTTGTTTATCAAAAGGTGTAGATAATCTTTCATAATCATAAAAGTTAATCACTTTTAAATTAAATCCTTTTTCTTTTAATAATTTAGCTATTTCAAAACTTACTGGTGTGTTCATACTTCAAATTTTTTACAGGTTTCTTCAAGTGTGTTTGTTATTGATTTAGGGTCAACATCACCATCAGTTTCAATTAAATCAGCATTTTCAGCAGCAGTTTCAAGAGCTTGTTTGATTACATTAGCTGTGTATTCGTTGAGCTGTTCGGGTGTAAATACAAATGCTTCTTGTGGTTTAAGCCAATGAGTTATATCACTTTGTTTATAAGATAGACCTTGTTTAAAATGGTCAAATAATTTCCACTTGTGCATGTAATAAGCAAAGTCAAAGCCTCTTTCTTTATGTAGAATAGCTACTTTACTACTTTCATTTTCAGAAGGCAATTCATCTTCTACTTTTACAGGTAAATAAACTGTTTGTTTAGTTGGTGTCATATATCAAGTTTTAATAATTAAAATGTAGAAAAGTATTATTTATAGCGCAGTAGGTTATAAAAAATACTGAGGTTAACATAATTACCATAAAAGTTTGATATGTAAAATATATATCATTATCAATACATAGCAAATCATTTAGTGTTGTATCTAATAAAATGGTTATTAGTTTTAATGTTAAATAAGTAGATAAGCTACTTAATAAAAATATAATTAATAGTGTCATATATCAAGTTTTATTAGGTTTAACTAAACCATCTCTAACACATTTAGGAGGTCTTACATCTTTTGATACTATTCTCATAGCTTCTTGGACTATTAACCAAGTACAAGGTTTTTTCCATATATCAAGTTTTAAGTTTGAGATGTAGTCTTGTTTTCTTATTTCATCATCAATTAAATGTGCAAATTCACCTAGTTTTGGTGTATTTCCATCTACCCAAGCCTTTTCAATCTCAGGAATTAAAGGAGTAGATTGAAATAAGATTTGTTTTAATTGTGTTATTTTAGCAAAGTTTCTTATGGAATCCTCTTCGTAAAACTCATTTTCTTTTTTCAACTCTTCTATTCTTTTCTCAATAGCTGTTTTGTTGATGATGATGTATTCGTCTTTCATTTTATTTTGTATTAGAGTTATTAAAATTTCTTGTTGATTGATTAAATCTTCTGCTCTATATAAATCAAACATAATACAATGTTTTAGGTTTTTGTTCTTTCCAAAGTTGGAGGAGTTCCCAATATTGATAATATCTATTTTCTTCTTTACAGACATTATTTTCTATACAGAATTTACCAAAGTTTTTCATATCTTCCTCACTAAAAGGATGTGTTTCTTGGGATTTGTTGTAGCCTAAAAAGAAACTTCTCCTATGATAAGGTGTAAAATTTGGTAATTCTTTATTTAAAATTTCATCAACTTTTATTTCAACCTCATCCACCACTTTAGGAATATCAATGTTTGGGTTAGTGGTTGCTATTGGTTTAGGTTGTGGAGATTTACACCATTCTTCTGTTAATAAAGATGAATTATAGATAAGTTCATTACCCATAATAAACAACTCATCTTCATTAATTATTCGATCACTTATATAATAATCAAATCCATCAATAGTGACTTTATCACAAAGATGTTCTTCTTTTGTTTTGTTGTTTATTAATTTGTATTTCATAGTTTATTTCTTTTTAAATTGTTTAAACCATTTCTTAACATCAAAACCCAATTTAATGGAGATGTATTTCTTACAGCACTTCTATAATCAGATTGCTGTTTTAGTAATATTTTTAATACTTCTTCCTCACTATACATTCTTTCTTGTTGCCATTTAGCACCAAATAAAACTCCCTCTCTCCATAGAGTATCATTAACCTCATCGTGATACCCATTTCTACGCATTGCTTCTTCAAGTGTTTCTTGTTTAGGTTCTTCTTTCTTACCAATACCAATAGCTGCAATATTTCTTGCAATCTCTAATTTTGTCGATGTTTTAGGTTCTTCTTTTGGAATGATTATTTTGTAACCTACTTCACATAAATATTGTTTATCATAAGCACCTTTGCTTGGACAATTATCACCATGTTTACAAAAAGATTCAACTTCAACCTCCTCACAACTTGGATTCTTTACAAACCATTCTAAAAACTCATCATCAATAGCTTGTACGCCATCTTTGATTAAGTCTGGGTCTGTTGTTAGGATTATTTTTTTATAAAAACTTAAAGTGTAACCATCATATTTAGAATTATCTTGTTTAAATATTTTATTATTTGAAATATTTAATACCCAATCTCCTTCTTTAATTTCTTCATCAGAAGTGATGTAGATGTGTTGATTTTCCCAATGAGAACCACTTGTAATTGATTTAGATAATATCAAATTACCCTTTGGTATTGTTTTAAGTAATCTGGATGGGTTTTGTGTTGGTAGTATGTGTATGTTTTTCATTGTTTGAGTGTTAGTTTACCGTTAATAATATCTACTTCCCATTCGGTTTTTTGTAAGTGTTTTGTGATTCTTAAAAGATGTTCTTTTTTGTCGTTATGTGAGTAACATTTAAACCAGTTTTGTGATACGTTGTCAACGATATTAATAACATCTTCCTCTGTATATTTCTTATCCTTGTTATCTTCAAGGGCTTGGGTGTAGCCTTTGAGAAATGAATGATATGCATCATATAATTCAGGATGAGCAATATCTTCATTATTATGTTGTTCATCTAAATGATTCTTCGCTCTCTTCTCCACATCCACCTTGCCAAGTAGTTCTTTGATTTCGGATAAAGGTAGTTCAATTATTTTATGATAAACAAAGGGAATAGTACCATCTTTTGCTGCATAATATTGCTCAATTGGTTGTGTTGAGTGAGTGATTTTTATTTTATATCCTCCAGTAACATGATTATTACTACCAGTTCTTATTTCTTTTTGTTTATCATCCCAATAATAATCTGTTTCAGAGAAATCTAAGGAATTATCTACAACAATATAGTGGTCTGTGTTAATTTTTATTAGTTTCATATTAAAATATATATCTTATTGTGTTCCATGGTATTATTTTATTGTGTAATTCAATCCATTGATTAATAAATTCAGCTTTTAATTTATGGTTGTATCTAATATTTTCTCCACCATATTGAGATATTTTAAATTCTTGTATTTCTGGTTTCCATAATAAATGCTCACCTGATAATTTATTATTTAAATTATAATGATGTTTACTTGCATTATGAGTAAGAAATATTACTTCACATTTAACTATATCTTTGTAATCTACATAAGTATTAACATAATCAAATAAATCTTCATAATCTTGTAACCAATTATTATATACAACTACAGGACTAAAGTTAATATGTACATCATAACCTGCATCAATAAATGCATCAATAGCTTTGATTCTATCAATTATTTTAGAAGTATTAGGTTCTAACTCATCTGATATGTTTTGAGGCATTAAACTAAATCTAATACGTATTTTACCTTCAGGATTAAATTTAGTTAAATTAGGATTTACGTATTTAGTAGCTAAACTACCCATTGCTATTGGATGTTCTTTAAAGAATTGAAATATTCTTTCCCATTCATGATATTTAGCATGTAATGCAAAGTCTTCATTACAAGATAAATCATATGTTACATATTGATGATGAGTTTGATTAGGTTTATCTACACTAGCAAACCATGCATGATTATTAATTTCTGTTAATATATCATTAGTATTTTTAGATATAGATAATCCAGTATGGTTATGTCTTTTCATATAACAGTAAGAACAATTATATAAACAGCCATAACCAAAACTTGGACTAATAAAATCAGTAGACCTACCACTAGGTCTTATTAACATAGATTTCCTATTTATTTTCTTGATCATCTTTTACTAATGAACTTAAAAATATTTTCATTGTTCTACCACCATCTTGCATACTAATTTCTGCAATATCAAAATCACCTAACTCTTTATACAGAGTTAACATTCTACCAACAGAATAATCATTTTTAGCATGATTAATTACTTCTATTCTTGTTATTTTGCTATCATCAATTCCTTTCATTACTTCATATTTTTAAGTTTATAAATATAACTACTATCTTCAGCATATTTACCATCAATAGCTTTTAAATATCTATTTTGTATTTTTATATAATGTTCTAAACATTCAGTATAAGTATTATATACTCTATATTTATTACCTTTTTTAATACCTAATAAGTTCTTATTAGTTTTAACTAATTTAGATGTATAATTACCTGATTCTAACTTAATTTGAGCTAATGCTACATTAGGTAATATACAACCTAATTCTATTAATTTAACAGTAATAGCACTATCATTTAATTCAACATCTTGAACTTCATTAGTTTTAATAGTTTTAAATATTTTATAATCATTAGCTGAATTACAAGTAAATACTAATAGAGTTATAACTGTTATTACAAGAAATAATGTAATTGCTGATACAACACTATCGTTATAGGTTTTACATTCATTCTTACATTTTTTACAAATGTATTTGTTATCTACTATTTGTTTTACATTTTCATAGCAACAAGCTGATTTTAAAATTGGATTTTTCATTTTTATTATTTATTAAATTTAATAATTTGTAGTCAGTAAGAGATTCGAACTCTTATTTCCTATCCTACAATAGGATGTTACCAATTACACCAACTGACTATGTTGCTCTTTATTCTCCTACCCTTTTATATCAGAGCCAACCTGCTTATCTTTAAATACGAGTTTCTCAAGGGTACAGGTTGTTTGAGAATGAGAAGTCCTCTGTGTTGTTAGGATAGTGACTATGTGGTTTTAGTATCTACCTACTCCATTATATTCCTTTCTCAAGGGAACAACACATTAATTAAGAGAGTAGTATTTCTACTACTCTCTATTAATTGATTAAGCTAAAGACTCTAATACAGCTTTAGTACTAGCTGCTACAGTAGCAGTAGGTACAGATACTTTAGTTTCAACTCTCATATCTACATCACCAAATGCATTAGCATTAGCAGATTCTTTATGATTAGTATAATCATTTACAAAGAATCCAGTAGAATACTGAACAGGTTGAACTACATTACCAGCACTGTCTTTAATTACATGCTTATCTTGCAACTGTTCTTTAGTTACAATACCAGCACTTAGAGCATACTTTTGCTCATCTGTTAATACATCAACAAGTTTATTGCTGTATTTCTTGCAGATTCTAGCTTTAGGTTTAGTAGCAAGCATTGCTTCTACTTGTTCTTTAGTTACACCATTTGGAACTAATACCCATGCCATACGAGTACTCTTGTACTCAGTTCCTTCGATATTAAATGCTTCAATATCAAATAAACTATCAGACATACTATTTTCTACTTTCTTACCTGGATAAGTAGTAATAATTGTTTGTCTAATTTGAGCTTGTTTAAATTCAGGCCCTTTTAATGAATCTACAATACCATCTACAGTAATTGCGTTAAATTCTTTGCTGATTCCATTTACAGTTGTTTTCATCTTGATTTAGTTTTAATAATTAATAATTAGTTTAATAGTTTGGTTCTTGTATAGCAATTTTAACTGCTTGTTTAAACTTTTGTTGAAATTTAGGAAACTTAATAAACATAAAACAATCGGCTAGTTCATTTCGATGATTTAGTTCAATTTTAAATGCATCTAACCATTTTTTGCTATTACGCCCATTAATTTTATTTTTAGGCTTATTTTGTAATTGTTTAATACAACTTCTGATATGATTGGTATCCATATATTTTAAATATGTATCACCCCATTTCCAGTTGCTAGAGCTACTAAACTTTCTAACAATACCACTTTCTTTTTGATAAATGCTAGAATTTAGTTTAGCAAATCTTTCTTTAGGACTCATCTGAGTCTGTTGCGTATTTTTCATTGTTTTCTAATTGTTTTATATCAACAATATTTTGCTGATTAGTTTGTAATTCATTTTCTGATTTAGTTTTCCAAATAGGTAGTCTATTAACACAGATACCAATAGGAAGGTATAAAATACCTCCTATTGATTTTCCGTATTGCTTTAAATCAGACCATTTGCTAGCTTTAACAGTTAGCTTTGTATCTATATTTAAAGGTTCTTTCATGCTACTTTAAGTACTATGTTGAACATTAATTTTCTTTTGTATCCAACAATAGCTTCAATAAATTGATCTCTTAAAGTTTTATTGTAACCACTCAATTTAGCTTTTTTAATAAGAGCTCTTTCATTTTCAGATTTAGCTTCTCTTAAATCAGTTAATGGTAATAGGTGAGGAGGTCTAAGTCCTTCTTTAACCATTTGAGCATCATTAGAGCAATTAACTTTTAATTTAGCTAATTCAGGATCGTTTGGGTGTCTCAATACAGATTTCATGTTATTCTTCAATTAATTGGTTAATAATTTCTTGTTCACTATTTAGAATTTCTCTTATATCATATAATTGTTCTTCTAAATCAGCTTTTTGTTCTAAAAAGTCTTCTTCAGTAATACCAATCATTTGATCATAATCAGATTGTAGTGAATCAATTTGATTTTGTAAGTCTTTTTCTAATTCAGATGCTGTCATGTTATTTGTTTTAAGGTTAATAATTAGATTTTAATACGTGGTCAATGTAAGTGCCTGCAAATATTGTACCTATGAATGTTGCTACCCAAAATGGAGGACAACATACTGTACAATCTACAATTGTGTAATCTGTACCAATAGCTACAAAGAATGCAATTACAAATGGTACTAATGCACCTAAGAATAGGATAGATAGCAATACTACAGTTGCTTCTAATACTTTGTTTAATAGTGTTTTCATTGTGCTATATGTTTAGATGGTTAGTTTTTGATGGTTGTATGTAGATAGACAGATAGATAAAGGGGATTGCTCCCCTTATTATTAAGCCTTCCACTCAATTGCTTTGGCTATTTCGGCAGGTATTGCTAACACCTCACCCTCAACCAATGGCTCTGCCGTTTTAACAAAGGCTTGCAAAATAAATCCTTGCACTGTCTTTGTAATTAAAGCCCAATTTTGGCCTTTTGAGGTAACGCCAACCTTTAAAATTGTGATTTCCATTTTTTCTTGTTTTAATGGATTAATATTATATCCTTACTATCAGGGGGTAAGGTTTCCCGCAATATTTTAGGTGCGTGGGCTAGAGAGAGGAGGTCCTCCCACATATATCCTCAAAACAATTTTTAAAATTTTCTAAAAAATTTTCTAAAAAAATTTTATTTTTTAAATTACATTTAGCTATTTATTGCTTAACATTCTTTAACAATAAATCACTTGACTTTTTAATATTATGATATATATTGTACACGTATCATAATTAGTAAGGTAATGGCTTACGAATTATACCAGTGAATACTAATAAGTAGGATCTTAGAAGTTGGATAGTAATCCGCAGCCTTGAGATAATAGGTAAACATAGCAGATGAGGTTTCTCCAATAGGTACACAAGGACTTGAGTAAAGTAAGGTATGGCACTCTAGGGTAAAAAACAACAGTAGTAGAGATACTCCCCTAATGGTTATGATTGAGTGTGTAGGCTAAAAACGGATACTTGAAATAAAACTTAAGTCTGAATAATTTAAATTACTAGGGGTAAGTGTGTCTTATTCTGAAGTAGTATATAAGAGTATTAATATTCTAACTTAGGGAAATGAAAATAGAAATTAATAATACTCGTGATAAGATTATAGAGCAATACTATACTCTTGTTAATCCTTTATTAGGTAAGGATAAATTGGGTCCTGTTGAGATTAAAGTCTTGAGTAAAATGGCTTTAATATATAATACGTATCAACATCTAGGAGAAGAAGCTGCAAATCTTCTATTATTCCATACACAAAGTAGAAAACAAATTAGAGAGGCTGTTGCTAAAGACTTACAAAGTGCTTTTAGTAGGAATAGTCATGAAGCTATTTTATCTCGTCTTAGGAAGAAGAATTTAATTACTAAGAATAAGATATTATATTTACCTCCTATTAAGGATGGTAAGGTTAGTGTAGATATTAAACTTAATATTGTTAATGTAGATGAGTAATAAGTTTATTGAGTCTATTATTAAGGAAGTAGCTGAAGAAGAAGGTTTACCTGAATATGTTGTAGAAGAAATCTACGATTCTCCTTTTAAGTTTATGAAAGAAAATACTAAAAGATTTGCTAGTTGGAAAATATATTTAGTAAATGGATTAGGTAAGTTTATGCCTTACAATACTATTCTTAATAAGGTTAAGAATGGTGAGCATATTAATAATGTTAAAAAATTAGATTATGAAGAATAAATCAATTGATATTGATAAGCAAGATAATAAGTTAGTTATATCTGTTTATCCTAAGTTTTATAAAGATGAACAAGTAAATACCGTAACTCCCACTGTAATTACTTTAGATAGTAATAAGATTAAGGTTACTATGGATTTTGATATTAATATAACTAATAATGAGTACGATGAGATATTAGGTATAGATACTAAGAAAGATGAGAATTATCTTAATAAAGGTACTTGGATTAGTAAGAAACATTTTGTTACTAATATATCTAGTGTTGTAAATAGACTTGAGTTAGAAAATGATGAAGTTGATTTAGAATACGTAGTACAAATTACTACTTATGGTAATATAATTAATATTAGAACTAAGAATGAAGAGATACAAGATCAATTATTAACTTTATTAGAAGAGTGGTACAATGAGTAATTATACTGAAATAATTGAAGGTTGGAATAATTATATATTCCCTAATAAGAAGGTAGAATATATTGCTAAGACTAGAGCTTTAATTTGTGCTGAATGTCCTTTATATAGTATAGGGATATGTAATCCTTTAAAGAAGGGTAAGGTAGTTAAGGATTTTACTTATAAGAATTCAATAAGAAAAAAAGGTGAAGAGTATCCTGGTTGTGGATGTCCTATAGCTACTAAAACTAGAAGCTTAAGTAGTAAATGTCCATTAGGTAAATTTTTAGATCAAAGTATAGATTAATAATAAATAAACAATAAGAATGAAACAAGAAAATGAATTGAAAGGTATTACTCCTTTAAATGGAACAGTGATTTTAGAAATGCCTACTAAGACTGCAAGTGGTATTTTATTGAATACTGATGTTAACAAGTATCAAGGTGTATTTAGAGTAGTAGCTGTAGCTTCTGATGTAGAAGGTATTAAAGTAGGTGATTTTGTATTAGGAGCTGGTAGTGTTATGCCTTTAACTGTTAAACAAAACGATATTAAAACTGAATATGCTCAAGTATATAAGTCTGCTATCTATACTATTGTAGATAAGGAACTAGTAGAAGATGCTTACTTTGGTACTATTGAATCAGGTCACAATGATTAATTATGAGAATCTTTCAACAAAAAGATAACAATATAATTGTTTCTCCAGAAGTACTAACTATTCCAGAGTTTAGTGCAATATGGAAAGCAGATAAAACAAAAGATAAGGTAGAGGCTTTTAAAGCCTTTACCTATATCTATCATACTGTAGATTATAACTCTCCTTATAGTAACTATCCTAAAGATAAAAAGGATGAATCTATTAAGCAAGATATGCTTGGTGATCCTGAATATAAAGTAAGTGATAAAGTTACTAAGGCATTAACTAAGTATAAACAGTTACAAGAAACTCCTTTACAAAGGTTAATGCAAGCTGCTAAGAATAAAATAGATGATATAGCAACTTATTTAGAAACTACTAGTGTTGATGATGAATCAATTAAACTAGTGTTAGAGGTATATAAAAATATATCAACTGCTGTAAGTAATTTTGATAAGTTACAACAAGCTGTTGAGAAAGAGGTAGAAAAACAATCTTCAAGAAACCGTGGTGATATACAAGTTAATAGTGAATATAATGAATAGACTTAGATATAAGTCTAAGAAAATTAAACGAAGTAAACATTTTGAATCTGAATACGGATGCTAATAGGAACTAATCAATTTCTTGAAACTAGACAATTCTTTGAAAAGCATGATATGTATACTAAGGCTTTACCTGGTACTTATCAGTATAAAGAGTTTTGGGATGAACAAGTAAAAAGATGTATAGAAGGGTATAAGATAGGTGATCTATATATACCTGGACCATATTACTTTTATTTAAACTTCTTTCCAATCCTAGGTAAAGATGAAGTTACTGGTAGAAAGAAAAAAGTATTTTCTAAATTTACTGATGTCGACTTAGAGTATTTTCTTATATTAGAAGAAGCTAGAAAACAAAAGAAAGGTGTTATTATGACTAAACCTAGACGTACAGGTTTTTCTTATAAGAATGCTGCTGTAGTAGTCCATGAATATAACTTCTATAGGGATGCTAAATGTGTTATTGGAGGTTATGAAAAGAAGTATTCTGAAAATACAATGAATATGGCTTTAGAAGGATTAAACTTTCTTGGTAAGAATACTGTATGGTTTAAACCACGTAATCCTGATACTAAAGAACATGTTATGGCTAGACATCAAAAAGTAATTGATGGCGTACCACAATGGGTAGGCTATAATTCAGAGATTAGACGTTTAACATTCCAAGATAATCCCTTCTCCTCAATTGGTTTAAGTGCTAACATATTCCTATTTGAAGAAGCTGGTCTATTTGCTAATATTAAGGAGTCTTATAATATATCTGAACCTACTTGGAAAGATGGTGATGATATGATTGGATTACCTATTTTATTTGGTACAGCTGGTGATATGGATAAAGGCTCTTTACAGTTCTCTGAGATGTTTTATAATCCTGAAAAGTTTAATCTATTAGCTTTTGATAATATTTGGGATAAAGAAAAGATTGGTACTAAATGTGGTTGGTTCTTACCTGCTAGTAAACAAAGGTTTGGTAATTATCCTGATCCTAATAACAACAATAAGTTAACTCCTATGATAGATGAAGATGGTAACTCTAATCAAGAGTTAGCTACTTTATCTGTACTAAAGAATAGAGAGAGTAAGAAAGGTGATATGAAAGCCTATAGAGATAGTATTACCCAGTACCCTCTTACTACCATGGAAGCATTCCTAGTTAGAGGTAATAACATATTTCCTACTGAGTTAGCTCAAGATAGATTAGCTGAGTTAGAATCTAATAAGATAATTACTGATTCTTATTGGTCAGCTGATTTAAAACAAACTGAAACTGGTGTAGAATTTAAATTAACTGATAAATTACCTATATCAAAGTTTCCTTTACAAGCTGATGATGATAAAGAAGGTTGTATACAAATCTTTGAACAACCGTATACTGATAAACCTGTCCATGGTATGTATATTGCTGGTATTGACCCTTATGATGATGATCAGTCTAGTACTGATTCATTAGGTAGTATATTTATTATGCATTCCTTAACAAGTAGAATAGTAGCTGAATATACAGGTAGACCACAGACTGCTAAAGAGTTTTTTGAGATTTGTAGGAAGCTAATGGTATATTATAATGCTGTTGGTAACTATGAAAACAATAAAAAAGGTCTATTTGCTTACTTTGAGCAAAGAAATTGCTTACATTTACTCTGTAATACACCTAAAATACTTAAAGATCAACAAATTATTACTATTATAAGAGATTCTGGTAACACTAGTAAAGGTACTAATGCTTCTAAAGAGGTAAATAAGTACGCTAGACAGCTAATTAGAAGCTATATGCTTGATCAAGCTTACAATAAAGAGGGTGGAATTACAAATACACACACAATTCCTAGTATTCCACTACTAAAAGAGATAATTTATTGGAATGAAAATGGTAATTTTGATAGAGTTAGTAGTTTAGGTATGCTTTTAATACTTAAAGAAGACAGGATTAAACTAATTGTTGAAGAAGAGGAGGAAGAAGAGGATAAATTTAGGTCTTTTTTTAATAGATATACCAATACAAACAATAGCTATATACCCAGTGGAATAACTTTTGGACATGAATACCGATAATTATATATAAGTAATACATTACAATTTTTCATATGAACAAATTCAACTTAAATATTACTTTTCCTAACCAGAAACTACCAGAATCATCTAAAAATGAGGAATGGCGTAAGCAAAATGTAGATGCTGCTGAAACTTTGATATTGAATCAAAACCAATATACAAGAAATTCTAGGTATTCTAAGCTGGTTAACTACGATTTATATGCAGGTAAGCTCCATCCTAGTGATATGGAACTTATTATGAATCCTTTGGGGTTAAAAGATGTACATTTTCCTGCAAGACCTTTAAATCACTCTATTATTAATCCTTATATTAAGACTTTAATAGGTGAGGAGATTAAAAGAAGGTTTGATTACCATCTTAAAGTTAATAATGAAGATGCTATTAGTGAAAAAGAGAAAGCTCAAATACAATCTTATCAACAATTAATTGAGCAAATATTACTTGAAGGTTTAGAACAACCTCAAGAGCAAACTGAAGAAGCTAAAGCTGCTTTTGAAGCTGAAGTTGAGAAAAGACTTAGACAAAAGAAACAATACATGACCTATGAGTGGCAAGATGTTAGAGAAATTGCTGGTACTAGGTTATTAAAATATTATACACAAAAGAATAACTTACCTGATGCCTTTATGAGAGGGTTTGAGGATAGTTTAATTTGTGCTGAAGAAATCTATAGAATAGATGTAGAGAACAACGAACCTGTTGTTTATAAATGTAATCCTCTTAATACTTATTTCTTACTACCTCCTAACTCTAATAAAGTAGAGGACTGTGATATTATTATTGAGGAGGATTATGTACCTGTTAGTAAGATTATAGATGATTATTATGAGTATCTTAAACCATCTGAAATAGATTGGTTAGGTGAACGTACTATGTATAAAGCTAAAGGTACTTACGGTGGACCTGTTAACTACGAGTTACAAGATCCTACCTTTGCAATACCTTTTGGTTTTACTAATAGTATTAATATTAATCAAGTAAATGTATCTGCTAATAGTTATCTTGCATTTGATTCACAAAACAATGTAAGACGTGTTAAAGTTGTATGGAGAAGTCTTAAGAAAGTAGGTATACTATCTTATATAGATGAGTTAGGACAACCTCAAGAAACTTATGTACCTGAAACATATAAGGTAAATAAAGAAGCTGGAGAATCAGTTAAATGGATTTGGATTGGTGAGTGGTGGGAAGGTACTAAACTTGCTAATGAGATCTATATTAAGATGCAACCTAGACCAATCCAGTTTAGAACTTTAAATAACTTATCTAAATGTGCTAGTGGATATGTTGGTACTATTTACAAAACTAATAGTTCTCAACCTCAATCTCTATTAGACATTATGAAGTCTTATCAATACTTATATAATGTTATTTATCATAGAACTCAATTAGCTTTTGCTAAGAATATTGGTAAAGTAGCTAACTTAGATTTAGCTAAAATGCCTGCTGGTTGGGAACCTGATAAGTGGTTATACTATATGAGGGAGATGGGATTAGCTGTAACTGATAGTTTTAATGAAGCTAAGAAAGGAGCTGCTACTGGTAAGTTAGCTGGTAATATGTCTAGTAATCAAGCTGTGTTAGATTTGGATATGGGTAACTATATTCAACAACATATTGAGATGTTACAATATATTAAAAGTGAACTAGATTTAGTAACTGGTATTACTCCACAAAGACGTGGACAATATACTTCCGCTGATCAAGGTTTAGGTGTAACTCAAGAAAATAAGTTAGCTAGTAGTAATATTACAGAGTGGTATTATAAAGTACATGATAATACTAAAGTTAGAGTATTATCCCACTTACTAGAAACAGCTAAATACTGTTTACGTAATGGTAATAAGAATATCCAATATATAGAGGATGATTATACTACTAAGATATATCAAATTGATGGAGAGATTGTAAATGAATCAGAATACGATTTATTTATTAGAGATGCTGTAGAAGATGGACAAGCTATTGAAATGTTACGTAGAGCTACAGAAATAGGTTTACAGACTGGTCAAGTTAATATTATCCAATTGATGGATATCTATAGTAATCAATCATTAGCTTCTATTAGAAGAAAGATTGAGAGATCTGTAGCTGAAGCACAAGAACAAGCTCAACAAGCTCAAGAAATGCAATTACAACAGCAAAAGGCTATTGAAGATCAAAAAGCTCAAATTGAAATGGAAAAGCTTAGACTTAAGCAATATGAAATTGATCAAAACAATCAGACTAAAATTGCTATTGCTGAGATGCAAGCTTATGCTATGGATGAAGGATCTTCTCCAGAGTTAATTGATAGAACTGCAGAATTTGCATTTAAACAACAAGAGATATCTCAAAAAGCATTTAATGAGCAAGAAAAACTTAGACATGCTAAAGAAGTAAAAGATAAAGAACTTGATCTTAAGCGTAGAGAACTTGAAGAAAGAATGAAAATTGAGAATAAGAAACTAGAGCAAATTGAAGTACAAAATAAAAACCAAGAGTACTTAAAAGAGCTTGATGTTAAGATGAAGAAAGAAGAACTTAACGCTAAGAAAGAGATTGAAAAAATAAAACTACAAGCAGCTAAATCTAAAGCTAGATCTTCAACTAAAAAGTAATATGTTACTAAACAATAAGCATTATTATAATCTACCTCCAGAAGAAAGAAAGAACTTGTGGAAACACTATAAGAAAGTATATCCTAATATGGGATATACTGATATGGTTAAACATTTTAATGGTGAAGTAGAGAACTATCAATTTGGTGGTAGAACTGATTATTTTGATAGTGATGTTAAGAAGTTTGTTGATGGTGGTAAAACAAATACTTTAGAAGGTGATTTAATTTCTAAAGTAATTATGAATAGAAATAAAGATAAAGATTTTGTTAAAAGAGCTTATGCTGTTGGACAATATCCAGAATCAAAAATGTTTACATTACCTGATCCTGATGAATTTAATTCACGTATGACTCATAAAATGAGTTGGGGAGAAGATGATAAAGGACAAGCTTATATGTTTCCTGAAATAATGAATCCTAATAATGAGGCAATTAAAATACCTAATCAATACGCAGATTATATTACTAGTGAAGGTTATAAAAAAGTTACAAATATTCCAATTAAAAAATCTAAAGGTGGTTTAATTAAAAAATATGAAGATGGTGGTACAGATAAACCTAAAGTAAACTCTAAAATACTTAGTGGATTATCAACTAACATACCAAAAAATAGACTTGAAGCTGAAAGTAGAGAAGAATATAAAAGAATGCATCCTGAAATAGAAGCAGCAAACTTTTATAATAAGATACAAAAAAATATAGAACAAACTTCTGAAATATATCAAACTGGTTCTAAAAAAGGTAGACCTACAGGTAAAGGTGCTTTAGAACCATCTTATCCTGAAATGATGTTAATGCCAGGTAGTTTACCTATTAAAGCTGCTAGCAAATTAGGTAAAGCTGCTGTATTTGCTGCTGAAACATTAAATCCTATTGGAGGTATGAAAGAAATTATTAAACCTAAAGTTTTAAAAACTATTAATAATATTAAAAAAATAAAAACTAAAACTGATGATTTTATTTATGAAACTAAATATAAAAAACAAATTGAAAGCATACCAAAAATAAAATATCAATTAATTCAAGAAATTAATACACCTGAAGGATACAAAAGATTGCGAAAACAAGGAATAGATCCTAAATCTTTTATAGATCAATTAAATAATACACCTGTTACAACAAAAAGAAATCAAGGAAGTTGGGATGATAGTATGTCAATTAATATTGATTTTAATCAATTAGCAGATTTAAAAAAACAAGGTTATAATATAAGTACAGAATCAGTTTTAGATCATGAAATAGCACATAGAATGCAAAGAGGATTTAATTCTAAAGCTGTTAAAAAATATAATGAAGCTGTTAAAGAACATAATGAAAGAATAAAAATTTTAAATAGAAATTCTTTATATAAAAGACCTAAAATTGATGAAGTTCCTTCATATATTGTTTATTCTACTCCATTAGATAAAAAAAGCGCAGAATTACTTTTACCTGTAACAAAAAATATGAAACAAAAAGATGCTGACTATTTTTTTGAAGGAACTGAATATAAAGAAAGATTACCTTTTCTTAGAGAAACTAAAAGAGAGATGAAAACTAAAGGTTATATAAATAGTATTTATGATGAAATAACTCCTGAAATAACTAAAAAATTTTTAAATGAAAATCCAGGAAATAGATTTGCTAAATTTTTAGAAATAAATCAACCTTTAACACACAATAGACTTAGTTCATTATTAAATAAAACTCCTATTGTAGCAGGAGCAACTGTAGTTACAAATAAATTAAATGAAAAATAAATGATAAACAACTTTAACATATTTGGACAACTTATTAAGATAGAAAGTCGTAAATCTTTATATAAAAAGAAGTGTTTAGGTATGTGGTTATCTAATGAAAATAAAATTCTTGTACAAGAAAATACTGATAAGTATCCTGTTAATGAAGATATAATTAATCAAACTACTTGTCATGAAATTATACATGCTTGGTTAGATAAATGTAATTATCACAAGCTTTCTGATGATGAACAATTAGTTGATTTACTAGGTAGTTGCTTGCATGAATTCTTAACTTCACAAAGTAAAAACTAGATATTAAGCTATTAACAGAAAAAATATAAAATAAATAATTATAATACAAATTATAAATAAACTAATATATTAACTAACATGACTGAAAAAAACGAATTATTTGAAGGGTTAGGGTCCTTTCTTTTAAATCAAGATTCTGTAAGTGTTGATTCTTTAGAAGGTGCTAATACACCACCTGCTGCTGAAGAAGAAACTACTACTACAGAAACCCCAAATGCTAATGCTGTTACGCTAGATGAATTAGAGGCAGATCTAGCTGGACAAGCAGAAGAAACTAGTACTGAAGAAACTACTGTTGAATCAACTGATGATACAGAAGATTCTGAAAAAGTAACTACTGAGTCTAAAGACTCAACAATCTACAAAACTTTATCTGAGTTTCTTAAAGAAGAAGGTATAGTTGATGAAGTATTTGAAGATAAAGATTCATTATTTAACTACTTTAAATCAGTAGCTGAGAATGAAATAAAAGAGTGGAGAAGTAATTTACCTCAAGAGATTACAACTATTATTGAGAACTATGAACAAGGAGTACCTTTTGATGAGTTGCTTAATATTACTTCTAATCAAATTAGATTAGATTCAATTGATGAGGAAGTATTATCTGATAATCTTGAATTACAAAAAAACCTAGTTAGAAATTATTACCTTAATAAAGGTTTTAATGAATCTAAGATTGAAAAGATGATTAGTAAGTCTTTAGAATTAGATGAACTAGAAGAAGAAGCAACTGAAGCTTTAAGTGAACTTAAAGAATTAGAAGCTGAAAGATTAGAAGAACTAAAAGAAAGAACTAAACAAGAACAAGAAGAACAACGTCTTGCTTATGAACAAACTATTAATAACTTGAATAACACTATTAAGGAAACTAAAGAAATTATTCCAGGTATTAAACTTGATGATAAAGCTAAGAAAGATCTTTTCAACATGATTACAAAACCTGCGACTCAAAAAGACGGTATGAATTACTCGCAAGTAATGTTACTTAGAGAAAAAGATCCTATCGGTTTTGAGGTAAAACTTAATTATTATGCAAAGTTAGGATTGTTTGATGAAAACCCTAAGTTTGATTTAATAACTAAAAAGAGTGAAACTAAAGCATTAAATAAACTAGAAAAACAATTAGAAGAAGATTTAAAATCAAGAATCAATAAATCTAATGCTAATTCTAGAAATTCTGATGAGAATTCAGATGTACTTGATGCTTTAAAAACAGTATTTAAAAAATAAAATTAACCCTTAACAATATAAATTTTAAAATTAATGAGTCAAATTATTAACCAATTGCAAAAATTTAGTCCTAAGGATTGGAGTGGTTTAACCACAAAAAATCACATTGGGGCTATGTATGGTGAACAACCTATCATGGTGTCTGAATTGATCAGTAATATCTACGATGTTAATCTAGGATTAGATTTCGATAGATTTATGGAACAATTTGAAACTATGGAAATTGAAAGAGATGCTCCTTTTGAATGGATGCTTAACTCTCAATCACCTTTCAAAAACATTCCATTGCTTCAGTTTTACACTAACGTAGCTTTGGATAGTTCTACTAATACAGGTACTCCTGGTATTGGTAATTCAAGTTTTTACTTGGAATTTCCTGATCGTATTTTTGAGTATTCTGATGTAATTGCTCCTGCTAGCTATGCAAAAGAAACTTACCAAATGCGTGTTATGTCTGATCCTAAGCCTAATGGTGCTAACTGGTGCTATGAAGTAGCTTTGGTATCTGGTGATGCTAACTTGTTTGTTCCTGTAAGTGAACTTACAAATGGTGTACGTTTTGTTAAAATGTATGCTCTAGCTGAACAAACTCTTTCTCAACGTGGTTCTAGTTCATTGAACTTCAGTTCACCGTTTAGAATGCAAAATCGTTGCTCATTCATGCGTTCTGAGTACTTAGTACCTGGTGACATGATTGATCAAAAAGAAAATGCTCCACTTGGATTCTTCTTTGTAGATGCTCAAGGTAAACGTCATACTACCTGGTTAGGTAAACTTGACTACGACTTTATGGTATCTTGGAAGAGAATGAAGTCTATGGCTCAGTTGTATGGAAAATCTTTGAAAAACTCTCAAGGTTCTTACACCATGAAGGGAGATTCAGGATATGAAATCAAAACTGGTTACGGACTTTTGGATCAAATCTCTCCTTCAAATGTACACTACTACACTACATTTAATATTGATGTATTAAGTGAAATCTTAATGAGTTTATCAGTAGGTAAACTTCCTGAAGATCAACGTAGATTTGTACTTGGTACAGGTGAATATGGTATGCGTCAGTTCCACAAAGCTGTAGAAACCAAAGCTGTAACATTTGCTCCTTCAAGAGAAGAAATTCGTATTGGTGGTACACTTACTAATATGAGTTATGGAGGTCAATTCAAGAAGTATTCATTTATTAATGGTATTGAAATTGAATTGATGCACATTCCTTTCTTGGATGATCCTAGCTTGTGTGCTATTCAACATCCTGATGGTGGTATCTTAAGTTCATATGAATACTTAATTCTTGACTTTGGTACTTCACAAGGTAAACCAAACATTCAAAAAGTAACTGTAAAAGGTTCTCAAGATGTTTACAAATACATTCCTGGATTGCGTGATCCATTTAGTCCATCTAATAGTGGTACTAAACCTGGTATGACTGTATCTAAGGTTGATGGTTATGAAGTAGTTCGTGCTTGTACCCTAGGTATTAAAGTACATAATCCAATGAGATTAGCTCGTTTCATTCCTAATCTATAATTTAAAATTTAGTAGGGTGGGTTTTTACCCACTCTACTTTATTTATATAAAAAGAAACAAATTAATTATATATAAAAACTATGGGGATAGTAGAAAAAGAACCTGTCACAATTGACAGTATTTTAAAAAACAAAAAGATTTTAGTAAAACCAATTCTAAGAAATAATGGTAACTTTCCTAAAGGACATGATGGAGAGTTTATGTATACTGATACAGTATGGTCTACAGATTTAAGACCTGAACCAGGTACAACCAGATATAAATCAGTATTATCTGAACCAGAAAGAAAGGCATTTGAAGATGCTCTTAATCTTGAACCAGGTAATATGTCTTTTTATAAGAAAAATGGATTTTGGTCTACATTTAGAGTTAAACTAAATAAAGAAGGTAAGACTTTAGATTTAAATGACCCACTTCAATACTTAGAATATTTAGTATTAAAAAATGATAGAAGGATTGCTTCTAATTGGAATACTAAATATGATAGTGGAGAATACAAGTTTGCTTTAGTAGATGAAGATGAAACTATTAAAGATAATATAACTAAAACTGAAATTAATAAGAAAGCTTATAAGTATTTTGGTAAGATTGAAGATTCTGTTGAAGAAATGGCTATGGTAATTAGATTAATTACTAATAGAATAGTTAAGAATAGTGATGTAGAGTTTTTAAAATCTGAAATACAAAAAATAATTGATACAAATATTAAAGGATTTGTTGAAATTATGGAAGATAAACACTTTGCAACTAAAGCATTTATTAGTAAAGCTGTTGATGCTAAAGCAATTGATAGAACTACTAAAGGTGGTTATTCTCTTAAAGGTGGAGATGAAATTGGTAGAACTTTACAAGAAACTGTAGAATTCTTAGAATCTCCTAAAAATCAAGATATCTATTTGAAGATTAAAGCTCAAATAGAAAACAGTAAAAAGTAATTTATTAACCTACTTAGGAGTGAAACAATTAAATAGACCCTAAGTTAATATATAATTAAGTAGCAATGACAAAACAAGAGTTCTTGAACAACTTTTATCTACAATTTGATAAATTAGCAAGTCAAGCTTTGCCAGGTTATGAGCCTGCCGAAATTTCAGCCATGGCAACAGAAGCTCAAGAACTCTTGGTTGTTACTTATTATACAGGTAATAACTCTACTGGAAAGTCTTTTGAACAGACTGAAAAAAGAATACAGGACTTAGGTGAGTTAGTTAAACATGCAATGCTAACACCACTTCCTTATAATCCTCTACTAAATATGCCTAATGGTGTATTTGTAGAGCTACCTAATACACTATTAGATAATCCTACAGATTATTCTGATGTTCACTGGTTTACTGTATATGAAGAAGTATTAACTAGTGATAAGTGTACTCCTCGTAAGTATGTTTTAGAGATTAACCATAACGAATATGTTAGAGCTCTAGATAATCCTTACAACAAACCTAATAAAAATAAAGTTTGGAGGATGAGAATTGAAGGTAGAAAACATGAATTAATTACAGATGGTTCTTATAACATACAAAAATATGTATTTAGATATGTTAAGAAACCTAACCCAATTGATTTAACTACTAATTTAAATGATCAAGTAAGTCAACTATCTGATCATATTCATAGAGAGTTAGTTAGAAAGACTGTAGAAATAGCTGTTAAAGATATTGAAGCTTATAATAGAATGCAAGCTGAAATTAGTACAAATAACACATACAGGGAATAAGCTATAGTTACACAAATTAATTCTTTAAAAATAACAATAACAAATCAATTTATTAATATATTAATTAAAAAATCAAAGAAATGTCTTTAAACAAAATTTCAAGTGCAAATAGAGCTGAAGTAAGAAGCTCATTAGATGAAGCTCTACCTGCTGTAGGTGGTGATGTTAATCCAATTGTAGATTGGGTTAATAATATTTCAAATGAAGTTACTGCTGTTAATACAGTTACTACAACTGGAACTACTGCACAAACTGGTACTTTAAACGCAGTTAGCGGTACTATAACTACAGCTACTCTTACTGTAACTGCTGGTCAAAAAACAACTGTAACTATTACAGATTCTTATTGTACTGCTAATAGTACAGTTATGGCTGTAATTAGTGGAGCAACTGTAGGTACAGGTGCTATTTATATTCAAAGTGTAGTTCCTGCTGCAGGATCTTTTGTTATAACATTAGTAAATGGAATAGTTTTAACAGGAACTCCAAGTGTAACAATCAAATTTATTATTCTTTAATCAAATTATTTATAAACATTAAACAAATTAAACAATGTCATTACAAAACGTAAGTAATCACAAACAATTACTCATAGCTAAAAATTTAACACGCAGCACTAATTTAGCAGGTGCTGTAGCTACTCCATCTAATCTTGCTGATGGTGAAGTAGTAGTTACCGATATAGCTGGTAGAATTTTAGATACTACTACTATATTAGCTGTAGATCAAGTACAAATTGTACAAGGTCAAGGTTCTACTAAACCTTTAATTAAATCAGCAGCAATTCCTAAAGCTCAAGTTACCGCTAAAACTTTAAAATACACTCCTGCTACTCAGCAAGTATCTACTGTAGGTTATAATGGTACAACTGGTGGTATTGTTAATCCTGGTACAGGAACTAATATTATTTTGCGTAACACTTTTAAAACTAACTTCTTCCAATTTAGTGATAAACTAATGGAATCAATTGTTGGTTTAAAAGTAACTGCTTTAGATACTACTTCTTCAATTGCTAATACTTTACAAAAAGCTGCAATTCTAGATGTTAGAAGATATGTAAACATTCCTTTTAAAGTTGAATTGTATTCAGCTCATGCTGGTGCTGCAATTACAGGTGCTCCTACAAGCTTTGGTGTAACCAATGCTAGTACACTTGTTACTTGGACTGGTGGTACAGATCCTTCTAATATTAATGCTGGTGATTTTGTTAGACTTGGTGGTACTACTACTTCAACTCCTGTTTATAGAGTAGCTTCTGTTGATTTAACAAATAATTATCTAATATTAGATGCTCCTTATCAAGCTACAACTGGAACTATTGTAGTAGCAAATGTTGAAGTTATTACTAAAGCTCAAGCTGATAGTAATCCAATTGGTATTATCTTTACAGGTCTTCCACAAGCTAAATTTGCTCCAAATATCTTCCGTTATGAAACTTCTAAGTTTGTAACTACTGCAACTAACTTTGGTACTACTGAAGTAGTTAATGCAGCTACAGTTCCTACTGAAGGTTCTGGTGTATATGAGCAAATTGCTGAACAAGAATTCTTCTTCCAATTGTTTGAAGGTATGCATGACGCTAACTTGATTCAGGTTCCTCCTGTAACAATGCGTTCTAATGTTGAACTTAGTGGTCAGTATTCAATTATGGATCTTGAGTTCCAAACTCAATCTGGCACTATGAGTTTTATCAATAATCCAATTGCTCGTAAACAAGTTAGAATTGCTGGTAACACTAATGGTGGTATTGCTGCTGGTAAACAATTTAACACAGTAACTGGTGTTTCTGGTTCAAATGGTACAGGTATTCGTGAAGTACTTGCTTTATTTTGTTCTCCTGCACCTGCTGCATTTGCTGTATAATAACAACTTTTAAACTTTAATAAAAAGGCTATGGCTAGTTATAGCTGTAGCCTTTTTTAATATAATCAATCCATGGCTTTACAATTAAATATAAATATAACTGAATATATTAATCAAGAATGGTTAACTTTTAAAGAGTTAACTGGTCTATACTCTTTAGCTAATACAACTGGTTGGGGTACTCCTAATCCAGCTACTGGTTCAGCTACTGCAGCAACTTTAGAAATGCAAGATATTAATGGTAACAGTTTAGGAATAGTTGATGTTTTTACTTACTTTCCTACCTCTGATACTAATTTTGAGTTAAATATACTAGCAAGTGATTTTAATGGTAACACAACTAAGTTTAATGATGGTGTATATCAATTTATTTATAGAGTAGTTACTCCAACTGGTAACTATGAAAAACGTATTTGGATAGTATTTAAATGTGCTGCTGAGTGTAAAATGCAAAACTTATTATTAAAGCTTGTACAAGACTTTTGTGATACTTGTGAAGATGATGGTAGTGTATTAAAATATACTCAAGCTAGAATGATTTTAGATGCTGCTGAGAGTGCTGCTCAATGTGGAGATATTATTAGAGCTAATGCTTTAATGGATATGTTCAATAGATTAAAGATTGAATATTGCTGCGATTAATATGGAAAAAGAAAATAAATATTACTTATATAGACATATAAGATTAGATAAAAACGAGCCTTTTTATATAGGAATTGGTACTAAGGAATATAAAAATCCTAAAACACATGAACTTGAATATAGAAGAGCATTTAGAAAATATAATAGAAGTAAACATTGGACTAACATTATAAAATTAACAGCTTATAAAGTAGAAATTTTATTTGAATCTAATGATTATAATATTATAAAAAATAAAGAAATAGAATTTATAAAACTTTATGGTAGGAAGGATCTTGACTTAGGTACTTTAGTAAATTTTACAGATGGTGGAGATGGTTTTCATAAGATTATAACAGCGGAACAAAAAGTAAGAATATCTAAAAGTTTAAAAGAATACTATAGTAAAAATACAGTATCACAAGAAACTAGAAAAAAATTAAGTAACTTACATAAAAATAATGTAGGAAGTTCTAAAACAAGATTTAAAAAAGGCGATAAACCTAAAAGCAGTAAAAAAATATTAGATTTAAATACAAATATAGAATATCAATCTATTTCTGAATATTGTAGAATTTTTAATATACCAATGACTAGTTTTTGCAGAAATATAAATAAATATAACATTTTAATATTAGAAAATAATGTGTAACGGATGCGATGAAATTATAAACGTAGGCTCTCAAGGTTTCAATGGTTGGACACCTGTACTTGGATTATATGAAGGTACATGCGATGGGGATCCTGTAACAGTTTTACAAATAATTAGTTTTACTGGAGGATCTGGAACTAAACCTGATTATCTAGGAAATATAATGACTGACCAGTGGCTTATTGATCATCCTATTTATTTAGGAAGTGCTGGTTTAGTAACTGATATATGTGAAGCTGTTAATTTACAACCTAGTAATGGTACTAACGGTACTAATGGTAGTAATGGTGAACAAGGACCTCCTGGTGAAGATGGTTGTACTCCTGAAATAAGTTTTACTGCTAATGTAGGTGAAGAAAGACCTATTGAATGTACTGTAGAAGGTGTAATTGATGGTTGTACTTCTTCTTGGAACATAAACTTTCCTGAAGAAATTTTTACTAGCACTGCTGTAGTAGATGCTGTAACAGGTAGTGAAACATTTACTACTGCTGTAGAAAATGCTATTGATGGTGTACTTAATGTAACACCTATATCTGTACCTGTAACTATAAGTACAGGTAGTTCTACTTTATTACAATATGACAGTAGTGGAAATGGTATAGATCCAGCTCCAACTCTTTCATTATATACTACAGCTGGTAATAGTTGGTTTTATTATTATATAATAGGAAATCAAATGACTATTCAGTTTAGATTTATATTATTTAGTAATTATTCAGGTACAATAAAATTACATGTAAAAATTCCAGCAAATAAAACTTCTTTATTAGGTACTGGAACTCCTATAATGATGAATAGAGCTACTAGTGAATTAAGAGTTCCTCAAATAAGTGATGCTTCAGATGTTGGACCAGGATGGTTAAGAATAAACGACAGATATGATAATAGTTCAACATACCGTTTTTGGGTTCCTCAATCTGTAGCACCAAGCTCTTCACCAATAATTATAGCAGGTACGTATACTTTTTTAATAAATTAATATGGAAATAAATATAAATTTTTCGGGTGCTACTATTAGTTTAACTAATGCTATGCAAAGTGTTCCTTTTACAATAACAGGAACAGGTACATTAACTTCTAATTATATAATCACTGCAACAGGTTCTTTTGATGAAGGATCTACATTTACTTTTTATTATAAAGGTGTAGTTGATAAAGCTACTTATAATTTTAACATATTAGGTACTAATCTTAGTTCTGCTCAATTAAATAGAGAATCTACAATAGTAGCTGTTTATAATGGAGTTACTTGGGATGTTAATCTTTATATTAATGCAGTTAATGATAACTGGATAACTTCATCTATAGCTGGTACTTGGCAAAATATACCTTATGATGATGGTGATATTATTAACTCTGGTTCAACTACAGGTACTTATACAAATACTACTGGTACTGAAGGTGCTAATTATTTAGGTCAGTGGAAAGCTTATAAAGCTAATGCTGCTAATTATTCTAATTCAGTTCCTTCAGCTAGAAGGTTAAAATATAGAAAAAACTTAGATGGTACTGTACAAATTATGGGTCATTTAAGAAAGCAATTTGCTGTACCTGGAGCTACTACTAGTATTAAATTAGATAATAGTTTATACTCTAATACAATTACATCTCCTGCAGCTATAATTATGGATACTAAAGTATTGTGGTATTATCAATTACCTAGTCCTATATTAGATTTAGGAAGTAATTTAATACAAACATTACCTTGTGATTTATATGTAGAAGATACTACAGCTGATAATAACGATGTGTTTAGCAGTAACGCTAAAATATGGATAGGTCAAGGTACTTTAATAGTTCATAATTCATTTTTAAGTTTATACTCAGCTGCTACTATTACAGGATTAACAGCTAGTAGAAATTATACTTTATCAGCATTTATTAATGCGTCTTATATAGATCTATAATATGCAAAGAATTAACTTTACAGAATCTATTTTAAATACATTAAAGAAAACAGCTAACTGTTCATTTGCTAATGCTGTATACAAACTTACTATGAAGGCTCAACAAGGTCTTAAATGTGATGATTTGTATAAGAAATCTGTGCTTATGAATGATGTTAATAAGATTCTTTGCAATTATAAGTTAGATACTTGTATATCATTTCATCCTGCTTTAGAAGGAGGAACTAGTACTTGGACATTTGGTCTTGGTAGTTTTACTGGTACAATATCTTATTATCTTAATATAGATGGAGTAAATGTTTTTATTGGAGCAGGTAATTCTGCTGCAAACATTGTAACTGATATAATTAATAATAGTGATGGTACAGGTGTTACTGCTAGTTTAGATGGCAGTTATATTACAATAACAAGTCCTGTAGGATGTTTTGTAAAAAAAGATTTAACTGGAGTTAAGGATCCTGCTGGTGCTATACCAGCTACACCACTAGTATTTTTAGCTAGTAAGTGTCCACAAGAAGAAACTTGTGTAGATTATACAGAAGAACAACTTAATTGTATTACTCCACAAGATTTACAAGTATTATATGAGTTTACTCATAAATATAAAGAAACCTTAGCTAAGTCTACTAAAAAGATATCTAATCCTAGTTCTAATACTAATACAAGTAATTCAAGTGATTGTTGTACTTGGGGTAGTATAGGAGGTAATATAGGTAACCAATCTGATTTAGTTACTTATTTAGCTAATATTGAAAAGAATTATATATCTGTTGAAGATGAAGGTACTGAAATAACTAATGATGTTAAAAGTATTAACTTTACAGGTGATGTTACTGCTACTGATGATGGTAATGGTAATGTTACTGTAAATGTAACTGGAGGTGGTGGTGCTACGTGGGGAACGATTACAGGAATTTTGAGTAACCAAACCGATTTAAACACAGCTTTAAATGATAAGGTTGATAAAGTTGCAGGTAAAGGACTTTCAACTGAAGATTACACCAGTGCTGAAAAAACTAAATTAGCAGGTATTGAAGCAGGTGCGGAAGTAAACGTTAATGCAGATTGGAATGCAACCAGTGGCGATGCACAAATTTTGAATAAACCAACCATTCCAACTACCTTACCACCAAGTGGTACTGCAGGCGGTGATTTATCAGGAACTTATCCTGACCCGACTGTACACCGAATTCACGGAGTAGATTTGCAAAGTGGAACTCCAAGCGCAGGTGATGTTTGGATTTATGGTGGTGCCCCTGCAAAATGGCAACATCAACTATTAACCAAATCAGATGTAGGACTTGGAAATGTTGATAATACTTCAGATGTTAATAAACCAATAAGCACAGCTACACAGACAGCATTAAATGCTAAAGAAAACACTATTACTAACCTACCCATCAGCAAGGGTGGAACAAACTCAACAACCGCACTCAACAATAATAGAGTAATGCGGTCAAGTGGTGGTGCAATAGTTGAAGCCGCAGCCATTACCGCAGCAAGGGCATTGAAGTCCGATGCAAATGGGTTGCCTGTACATTTTGATACAGCAACAGAGCCATCATTGACAGAGTTAAGCTACGTTAAAGGTGTAACAAGTGCAATCCAAACGCAGTTAACTAATGTAGGTACATTATCAATCGAATGTGTATCGGGAACAATAACAAGTCCTGCTGATTTAACTACTTATTTTTGGTGCATTGGCGGTACTTTCTTAACGGCAGCAACGGTATCAACAGGCCAAGGTAGCAGATTTGCGTATGCGTTTGAAATCACAGGAATAACAATAAGAATGACAATGACAACAAATGGTTCGGCAGAAGATAGTACGTTGTATTTACGCAATATTACCACATCAACATCAACATTGATGGGTACGTTTAAAACAAACGGTAACCTTGCGTACACAAGCATTACAGGTTTGGCAATCAGTTGCAACACAACAGATGAGTATTGCCTTGAAATGCGCTCACCCAATTGGGCAACTAACCCAATAAATTTACGTTTAACGGCATCATTATTTTTAAGAAGAATATAACTATGACAATAACATATAAATTACAAGGTGATGGTCGTAATTCGTGGCTTATCGTAGATAACGAGGACAAGTATATGATGTACACAAGTCCTGCTAATCACTTCCACAATGAAATGATGAAGCAAGTGTTGGAAGACAACAACTACTTGACTATTGGCGAGGTAGCATTGTGGGTAAATGATGTCGTTTATGGAGCAGAAGCAAAAAATATTATTTTGTGGTGGACATCGACTTGCAAGATGGTTGAGGCTTATGTGATTGCCAACCCAGAAGAAACTGACTGTGTTCAATTTTTAGCAACCATCCCTAAATATACAAACACAAAATGAACTAAAAAATAACTTATGAAAAAATATTTAACTTTCTTATTTACCAAAAGACCTTGGGCTGTAGTAGTTAATGCATTTATACTACTATTCTTTACAATAGGATTACCTAGTTATTATGATAACGAATGGGTTGTTACTAATCTATGGGATATAGAAGGAACAACATCTAAAGTACTATTTAGTTTATTACTTGTTTTAACAGGAATAGCTTGTTTATTACAAGTTAATAGTGAGTTTAAAAATAATAAATGAACTCAATATTAATATTAATAATTGGTTTACCAATAGCAGTTATACTAGGAGCATATTTAGCAACAAAAAAATTAAATAAAGAACTAAATGAATCACTTAAAAAAATTGGATATAAGATACTTTGTATTTTTGCTATTTTTAATTTATTTGATAACAGCTCTAGTGAAGTGCAGGACAACCAAGAGTCCAACAAAAAGACAGATTAAAAACACTATTAAATGCGTTTATAATGATAACAATATTTATTATACTAAGTTGGATAAGCTACGGAATTATATCTTCTGCTAAAGGAATATATGATGGTTATTTATGGCATTATTGGTTAGAGTCTTGGTTTAAAAAGATACTAAATAGTAATACATCTCTTAAAGGTATGCAAAATGAAGGTAAGTATTTACACAAAATTGGTAGTTATTTAACTGCTTTACCCTTACTAATAATACTATTAGGTGCTTTAGCTTTAAACTTTAGTATACTTAAACTATTGTTTTTAGGTATTAGCTTATCTACAGTTAATCCTTTATTTCATTTAGGGTATATGTTTCATACTAGAAACAAACTAAATAATAAAACCTATACAGATAGTTTTAAATCAACTCACACCATATCTGATGGTAATACAGATAAGTTTAAAAAACTAACGGTTAAGCTATTCAATACTTATAAAAAAAGAGTTATTTTTGCAATTATAAGCATAATTACATTATTATTGTCAATCTTTATTTAAAACTATGATACAACACTACCAAGAAGAACTTAAAAATTTTATAGAAGAAGCAGCCAAATTCTTTGGTGTAGCTACTATGGGAATATATGGACAATTCATTGTAATGCTAGGAACACTTAGCTTTGTAAGTTATGGAGAAGCTACTTTTTTATCAGATATCCATTCAGGTAATGATCTTTTAAAAATCTTTTTAGAATTTATAAACTATGGTGCTAAGTTCTTTACAATGTGTGTAGGTGCTATTACAACTTATAAATTTGTAGAAAGTATTGCTATTAAAATTACTAAGTTTATAAAAAGTAAAAAACATGTTAACAACCCAACAGATAATAAGTAAATATGGTAAACCAACTCAAAATGGTTCACCTTATTTAGTTTCAATCAAATTACCTTATCCTATGAGATTAGCTTGGGATAAGAATACTAAAGTAACTACTATGAGATGTCATAGACTAGTAGCTGATAAGTTTCTTGCTGTATTTAATGATATATTAAGAACTTATGGCTATGCTAAAATAGTAGAATTAGGTATTGATTTATTTGGAGGATGCTTTAATTTTAGAGCTATGAGAGGAGGTTCTGATTATTCAAGACACTCTTGGGGAATAGCAATAGATTTAGATCCTGAAAGAAATCAATTAAACGAAACTAGTAATACAGCTAGATTTGCTAGACCTGAGTACAAACCTATGTTAGAAGCTTTCTATAGAAATGGTTTTATAGGACTAGGACCTGAAAAAAATTATGATTGGATGCACTTTGAAATTAAAGATTAATGGAAATAAAACTTAAACAAAATAACTATATAGTAGTTAAGAATATACTAAGAATATGTAAAGCTGCATTAGGAGCTATTGGTATGACTTTTGTAGTAACTGATTACAAATGGACAGGCGTAATTATATTAGTATTAGCTGCTGTTTGTAATGAAAGTTTAGATATAATTAAAGAAACTGAAGAACAACATGAAAATTAAAGCGTATAAGAGAGTTTTAATAGTATTAGGTATATTACTATTCCTAATCTGTTTAGGTAGCTGTAATGCAACAAAAAGAGCTGAAAAGAAATTTCAAAAGGCTATTAACAAGTTTGGGCAGAAAGAATCTGCTAACTATATAATAACAAGATATCCTGAATACTTTAAAACTAAAACTATTCATGACACTACAGTAGTTGAAATACCTGTCATTATACCAGGTGATACACTTAATGTAGGATTTAATTGTGACAGTTTAGTACAATCTTTACAAGATGGTACAACAGTTGCTTTGGGTGAAAATAAGAAACTTAAACTTGAAGTAGAGAAATTAGGTAAAAGACTTAAGATTAAAAGTACTTTAAAACCTGATACTATAGTAGTACATGACACTATTCCAGTTACTGTACAAGTACCTTGTCCTGATATAGATATGTTATCTACAAAAAATGTAGAACTATTAACAGAACAATTAAAACATAAAAAAGCTCAAGTTACTAACTTGTATCTTATTATAGCACTATTAATAGCTGGTTTTATTGGATTTGAATATTTTAAATATAATAAAAAACAAGATAAAACTATTTAATTTAATAGATTTGATTTGTATAAACACATTATATTACTTTATTAACATACAGGCTCTTACTCAAGTATGAGCCTTTTTACTTAAAATAAATGGCTACAACAACATCTTTAGATCATATTGTATATTTAGTACTTGACCAAATTAGAGGTAGATCAGTAGTTACTGATACTATATTACCTGAGCAAGTTGAACAAATAGTAATTAATTTAAGATCTCAACTTATTAAACAAGATTCTAATAAAGGTTATACAGCTGATCCTTACATTATTCAAGACTTAGGTTGTGTTGAAATGGAAGTAGTAGATGCAGCTGAATCTTGTATTATTGAAGCTGGTTGTAATTTATTAAGAAGTGTTAAACCTATACCAAGCACAATAGAACTTCATCATAGTCAATTATTTACTAGAGTAGGACCTGTTAATAAGGGATTACCTGGTTATGATTATGTGCACTATGAAAGAATACCTTATGTATTAAATAACAAATATACTAAGAATAGAGTTAAGTATTATATGCAAAATACTAACGGTTATTTGTATCTTATAGTACCTAACAATATATTACAGGTATTAAAGTTTATAAATATACAAGGTGTATTTGAAGATCCAAGAGATGCTTATAACTTTGAAGATTGTGATGGAAGACCTTGCTATTCTTCAACAGATCCTTTCCCAATTAAAAACTGGATGGTTAATAGTATAGTAGATATGGCTGTTAAATTGTTCTTAGCTACACAAGCTTCAGTAGCTGAAGATACTACTAATAATAATGAAAATGATTACACAACACAAGCTAAGTAATACTGAATTAGGTATTAAAGAAAGAGGTAAAGGTAAGTATCTTGCTGATTATGGATTAGGAGATTATTATAAATATTATTTAAATAATCTTAGTAAAGCTGAATTACCATTAGGAACTGATTTAAAAGATTTAAAATACAATGTATCTTTTAATAAGTATAGAAGTGTGCTTATGAAGATATTTAGAAAAGCTAGAACTAAAATGATTCTTACTAATTCTGAATATCCACTACCTTGTAAGATGGGTAGAATTATGATACAGAAAGTTAGAAAGAAACTACAATTAGATGAGAATGGTAATGTAATTAAACGAGTACCTATTAACTATAAAGCAACTAGAGAATTGTGGGCTACTGATCCTGAAGCTAAAGAGAAAAGATTAAAAATATATCAGTTTAATGATCATACTAATGGTTACAGATTAAAGATAGTATGGTTAAAAAAGAATTGTAATATGAATAAAAAGAAATATTACAAACTTACAGCTGTGAGAGAATTTAAAAGACAAGTACCTGAACTAATTAAAAAACATCCTGAGTTAGATTTTTTTGTAAGTCCTTTCTCAGATTACTAATATACAAATTAAAATATGGCATTAAATGGTAAGTTAATTTCAGTTAATGAAGTTATAAACAATGTACTTAGAGATAACCAATATAAGAATCAACAGTTTGAAGTAGGAAGTTTTGTAGAATGGGCTAATGAAGCTTGTGATTTAATAGGTGTACCTTATAATCTTATTAATGATTATGCAATTATTGATATTGAGAATCATAAAGGATTTATACCTTGTAACCTACATACTTTAGATCAAGCTATGGTACTTACTAAAAATGGTGTAATAGTACCTATGAGAGGTTCAACTTCTACTACTCATCCTTGGAACATTAATAACATTAATGACTATCCTTTAGTTAATCCTGTACAACCTGTAGGATTTGATCCTGATGGTAATCCTATTATTAACTTTAATAATTATGATAATGCTATTACTAAAGGATTAATTAATAACTTACCTTACACATTAAGAGATATTACTTATAATGTTCAAGGTAATTATATATTCACCTCTTTTAAAGATGGTGCTCAAGTAATTATGTTTTATAAAGCTTTTCCAGTTGATCAAGAGGGTTACCCTCTTATACCTGATGATATTAGCTTTAAACAAGCTGTACAATCTTATATAAGACTTAAAGTAGATTACTTACTATGGAGAAGAAATATTATTGCTAGAGATGTATTTGAATACTCTGAAAGAGAGTGGATGTGGTATGTAGGTCAAGCTAAAACTAAAGCTCTTACTCCTAATTATGATATGATGGAATCTTGGAAGAATCAACACCTTACACTTATGCCTAGAATTAATGAACAAGCTAGAAACTTTGAAGGTATTGGTCAATCTCAATATATTAACTTTGGTATGAGAAACTATAGATATTAATACTAATGACTCAAGAAAAAGAACAAGAACAAGGTGGTCAAACTAATGGTATTGCAATAAATACTTTTACTGGAGGTATTAACCAAGACTTAGCTAAGACTATATATAAACAAGGTAATTATTTAGATGCTTTAAATATTACTTTACTTACTGATGGTGGATTAAGTACAGCTGTTGTACAAAATAAGAAGGGAACTAAACTACAAATTCAGTTTCCTACAATTATTCCAGCTGCTACTTATGAATCTAATAGAGAATATCCTCAAGTTGTACCTGCTCAAGAAAATATAAAAGTTATTGAAGGTTTAGCAATAACTGATAGTAGTGGAGTACAAAACTTATTCTTTATTACAAAGAGTAATACTGTAGGTAATCCTAATGATAATGGTTATGGTCAAATATGGAGATGTAATTTTTTAGGTACTACTGATAATATATCAGGTGCTATTAATGGTTTTGAATTAACTGTTAATAATCATATGATGTATAATAGAAATCTTAACTTTAAGTTTGTAGAAAGAATTAAAGCTATTGGTAAGTATGAGAATGAAAACTTTTGTAGAATATACTGGACTGATGGTATTAATCCATTAAGAAGTATTAATACAATAGGTTCTTTACAATCTTTATTAAACATACCTGTAAGAACTTTAAATATAGTATCTGAATGTAATTTAGATACTCCTGTTATTAGTAGATTAATTAAAGGTAGTTTACCTGAAGGTAAATATCAATTAGCTTATAGATTATTAAGTAAAAGTGGAGATTTAACTAACTTCAGTACTTGTAGTAATTTAATAGATGTTATTGAAGGTAATGAGTTTAATAGTGAACTTGGATACCCATTAGCTGATACAATAGAGTATACTACAGATGTTATGGCTGCTACAGATAGTAAAGAAGTTATTGACTCTGATAAAGGTATTGAGTTTTATATACCTCGTATTGATAAAGATTATGAAATGATTCAATACGCTTTAGTATATTATAGCCAACCTAATTTACCTGAAATATTTGTATATCCTTATAAAGAAATATCTTTGTATAGAAATCAATATGAAAGCTTTACTGATTTATTTAGTGATACTTTTCTATTAACTACAGAAGAGTTTAATATAATGTATGCTCCATTTGAAAAAGTAGGTACTATTGAAGTTAAAGATAATATCTTATTTGCTGCTAATACTACTAATGAAATGTTTAAAGTTGATGTAGATTACAGAGCTTATAGATATAATAATAATGGTGAATGTACTACTTATGAATTAGATGGAACTACAAATACTTTTACTACTAACTATCCTAATAATGATTTATTAGATGTTATTAATCCTTATAATGATGAGAGTGGTAAGATATTTGGTTTAAATAATGTAGGTAATCCTACAACTTGGTATAATAATCATCAATATAAATATAAACAAGATGGTGTTACTTTAGGTGGTCAAGGTCCTAATATTGGTTATACTTTTGGTACAACTCAAATTATAGTTGATAGTGGTGTTAATCCAGCATTAAAAATTAATAGAGCTCCTTTAATTAAAACTGAAGTAGATAATAATTCTACACTTATAAGTGTACCTAATCATGTTACTAATAATAATGGTAGTTTTAGTAGTTTAAAATCTCCTTATAAAGCTAGCTGTCAAGTATCTTGGCAACGTGGAGAAGTATATAGGTTTGGTATTACTTTTTATAATAAGAAAGGACAAGCTTCTTATGTTAACTGGATAGGTGATATTAAGATGCCTGACTTTAATGAAACTAATAATCCTGCTTGTTTACTATCAACATTTAGTAGTAATAATGCTAAGTTAACAATGTATTCTACTTATATAGATTTTGATGTTAATGTACCTCAAGATTTAGCTGAAGAAATTAGTGGATTTAGAATAGTATATGTTGAAAGACAAGAAAATGATAAGACTAGGTTTGGTACTGCTATTACTGGTGGTATGCAAACTTTTGATAGATTAAATATTAATGATCAAAATATAAATTATACTATATCAATTATAGCAACTGTTATTTGTTATAAAATAGGTAATTATATAGATGAAATAGATGGTAGTGATTCTACAGATCCATTTAATATTAAAGAAAATATTAGAGAAAAAATAATGCAAGCAGCTGCAGCAACTATTTATAAAAAAATAAATGGTATGCCTTCAGCAGCTCAACAAAGAGTAACTAGTTCTGAAGATTTAGCTGATTTAGTTGATTCTGTATTAGATGGTGCTGTTAATACTAACAATGGATTTTTTAGTTCTATATTAAGTAGTGCTGGAAATTTAATTAAATTAATATTTCCTAAAACTATTGAAAAAATTAAAGAATCTATTAAAGAAGATTTAAGAAAAGTATTAGCTTATAAAGTAGCTGGATTACATCCTAACGTATATTCTTTAGGTCAAATAGGATTTGCTAATGCTGCAATAGCTAGTTCTTCTGGATTAGCTCATATAGGATACACAATATCTCCTAATATTGATTTTGGTAAATATGAATTTAAACAAGGAGATTATTTAAAACCTATTCATATATTTAATCAAGGTAATAAAGCTACATATCAATTACATAGAGATTCTACTGTAGGATTATACAATATATTAGATAGTTCTGCTTATTTAAGAAAATGGTATGGTGGTAGTAATATACCTTGGAATGAAGTAGCTGATAGTGATGCTAGAAGAATATATATTAATAATCAAAAAGTACTTATACCTGGTGAGTTATTAGGATCTGGTTTTGATAATGTAATGAATAGTCAAAATGCTGAAAGTGTAGATTTAGATTTTTTAATATCTAATAGTTATGTATCTTCAATACCTCAAGCTAATAAAAGAGGGGAAATTGTTAGTGCAATTAATATGATGATTAACGATGTTACTTTAGCTGTTAAACAAGGTATTATGAATGCTGGAGGAACTTATTATTTTACTGCTGCTGAATCTTTTTTAAAAAAGATAGTAAGACCTCACACTGTATTAGGTATAGGAGATAAAAAACATTTAATTATTACTAATGCTTTATTTGATAATAATGGTATACCTGTAGGAAATTGGTTTGAAAATTATGAAGAAGAATCTTATCAATCTGATTTATTAAATCCAATATATGAATCAAAAGATGCTCTTAGATTTAAAGATCATGGTGGAGATTATACAGTAACTTATTGTAGACCTATAAGTAATAATCAATATGGTGGAGTAGGTTATAGTAGTAGAGCTAATAATGAGTATATACCTGCAAGTGAATATTATTCTTATACAAATAGAGTAGGTAATACTGTAAATATAAAAGCTAGTTTAGGTGATACTTATGTAGGAGTATATGATGCAGTTAATTACTGTTATTACTATAATCAAGTAAGACCAGCTGGTTATCAAGATCCTATTAGAAGTAAGAAAGGAATGTATGAAATATTTCCTTGTGAAGCTAGTTTTAACTTTAGTTTAAGAGAAGGTAATCACCCAATTATTAGTTTATCTCCAGATGATTTAAAAGAAAATTCTGATTTTAAAACTGAAAGTATTAGTAATCCTGATAAAAGTAAATTGTATAATTTTTTAAAAAAACCCATTGTAGGTAAAACTGTACTTGGTCTAGGAGCTTTACAATTTGCAGGAAGGTCAGCTATGCTTGGTCCAATAGGAGCACTTGCTGGTGGAGCTGCAAGTTTATTTTCAACAAATTTATTAGTTAGCTCTATAATAAAATCATTTAAAAAACGTATGATTAAGAATGGTCCTGATACTGCTAATTTAGTATTAAGGAATGAAAGATTCTTATTATCTGAGTTTAAGTATAATGATGTGTTTAATCAAAAATATAACATTCAAAAGTATTTTCCACCTAGTTTATTTTATGCTAATGAAGTAGATCAATATACTAATAGAATATGGCATTCTGCTCCTAAGATAGATGGTGAGGTAATTGATAGTTGGAGAAACTTTCAATTTGTAGATTACTTAGATGTTGAAGGTACACAAGGTCCTATTATAGAATTAGTTGTTAATAAGAATAAAATATTTTATTATCAAACAAATGGTGTAGGTGTTGCTAGTAGTAATGAAAGAGGTGCTGTTCAAGGATCTGAAGGTAATATAATTTTAAGTAATAATAAAATATTATTAAGATATGATTACATTACTAAGGAAACTGGAACTTCACAACAATATAGTGTAATTAATACTAATAGTGCAATATATCATTATGATAATAGTCTTAAAAAGATATTTAAACTAGGAGAAGGATTAGAATGTATATCTGATAACTTAGGTTTATTTAGTAAACTACAAAGTGTTAATAATGATATTAATAGAAGACTTAATACTGTCCATGGTATATATGATACAGAATATCAAACAATATATTATACATTCTTAGATCCAGTTAATTCTCAAAATAGTTTTACTATTGGATATAATGAAAAGTTAAATGTATTTGAAAGTTTTTATAGTTTTACACCTAAGACTTACTTTAGAATGAATACTATGGTATTTGGTAGTATGAGTAATAATCAATGTTATTGGCATAACAAAGGTGATTATGGTAGTTTTTATGGTACTACTTATCCAAGCAAAATTAAAGTATTAACTAATGATGCACCATTAACTACTAAGGTTTGGGATAATCAAAAGTTTCAAACACAAGTATACAATACTAATGGAGTATTACTTAATAATGATACATTTGATTTTATTCAACATAAAACTGAAAATCAAAATACAGGTTTAATTACATTAACTCCACAAAGTAATATAGTTAAGAAGGAAAGAGATTGGAAATTGATTATACCTAGAGATATTAACAATGCTACATTTAGTACTTTAAGTAAACCTAGATTAAGAGATATGTATTTAGAAACTGAAATAACTTATACTAATACAGATAATCAAAGATTTATCTTACATCCAATAACAACATTTTATAGACAATCAATACATTAAGATATGCCTGATAATAAACAAAAAACTAAAGTATTTACAGATAAAAAATTATTTGATAAAGCTAATCAAGCTTATAATGATAGTTTGAATTTATTTAATTATACTAAAGATGATATTAAAAAATTAAAAAAATTAGAAAGAGAATCACCAACATTGCAAGATGCTTGGTTAAAATGGTATAATTTAAATAATGATGATAATAAATTAGAATCCTTTGAAAAATCAAGAATTAATTTAAAAAATATAAATAATAAATGGCCTGAACCTATTAATTTTTATCATACTATCGGAGGTGGTGGAGCAGAAGAATATAAAAAACCAACAACTAAACCTGTCTATCAACCAGAAGTTACAAATAGTGTTTCTCCAATTGCAAAACCAAAACCTAATTTAGGTAAAGCTAAACCTAGACCTAAAATAGAACCTATTAAACCATTAGGTATTAAACCTATGAATACTTCTGTAGAACCTAAACTAGCAGATAAGAAACAAGAAATAATACAAGAACCTATGAATAAAAAACAAACATATACAGCATCTCCTAATCTTAAAAAGATGGGTAAATCTACAGGTAGAGAATATGTAGATGGACAATGGATAGAAACTAAATCTAAAGGTGGAACAGTTAAAAAATATGCAGTAGGTGGCGGATTTGATTTATTAGGATCAGTAGATCCTAGTATTATGAAAAATCTTACAACAGCTCCTAAAACATTTACACCAAGTACTACTGCACCAGCAGTTCCTGCAAGTACAGGTAGTAATTTTCAAATGCCTAGTTTAGGTGGTGGAGGTAGTAGTGCTCCACAACAAACTTCACAAGATCCTAATGCTCCTAAAAAAAAGAATATAGGTAAAATTGTAGGTAGTGTTGTTGGAGGTGTTGCTGGATCACTTATTGCTCCTGGTGTAGGTACTATGATAGGATCTACTATTGGAGGTGGTATAGGTGGTGCTATAGATAATAAAACTTATCAAAATAAAGTTGAAGATTATACTGCTACTGCTATTGCTAATAAATCTAGTCAACAAAATGCAATGATTTCTAATATACCTGGTAACTTTAATCCTAATGCTCAAACTAAGCAATTTAAAAAAGGCGGTGAGTTAATTAAACGTGCAGATGGTTCTTATTCTAAAAGAGGTCTTTGGGATAATATAAGAGCTAATAAAGGTAGTGGTAAAGCTCCTACTAAAGAGATGCTTGAACAAGAAAAAAAGATTAAAGCTAATATGGCTCATGGTGGTATAGATACTAGTAACTCTATGAGTGGTCCTAAGTATTTAGATGGTGGTATGCTTAAACCTATGGGTAATGATATGTATGAAGTTAAATCATATAAGAAAGGTACTGATAAGGTAGAGTACAGACCTAACGTATTTATTGATAATAAAGAGATTATACGCAAGAATTCTGATGGATCTACTCAAATACTTAGTGATGATTTAGGATACGCTAAAGTAGCTAAAAACATTGCTAAAGCTAAAGGTGGTAATATAACTGATGAACAGTTTGATCAATTGTATATGAATCAAGAAATGTCTAAAGCTAGTAAAGGTAAAGGTAATAAATATGTTGAAGGTGGTACTGATAAAAAACTTAAATTAAGAAATCCTATGAGTGATGATAGGGCTACATCAGTTTTAGGTAATTTTGATAGTTTTGGTGCAGGTAAACCTGTATCTGGTTCTATTGATGCTGGATATTCACCTGATAAATTTAATATTGATCCTAAAAAAGGATTAACAGTAAAACCATTTACATATAAAACACCTGGTTCATTAGGGTATGATACTCCTAAAAAACAACCTGGTGCATTTGATGTTAAAACTCCTGAAGTTGATTTAAAAGCTTCTAAATTTATTGGAGAAACAAAAGGTAAATACGAATATAATCCCCAAGTACCTAAAGATAAAAAATCTCTTGATACTAAAGTTAATCCATTAGGTTATTTATCTAGTCTTGCTGGACCTGCTTATAATATTGCTCAAGGTTTAAAAGGTGGTGATCCAGTTGATTTTGAAAGAATGAATACTAAGTATCAATTTGCTGATCCTAGAGGTGCTATGGCTGCAGCTAGTAGAGGAGTAACATCTGCTTATAATGCTGCTAAAAATGCTGCTAAAACTACAACTACTAGTGCTGGTGAGTATCTTGCTAATATGGGAAATTTAGCTAGTAAAGAAGGTATAGATAGAGCTGCTGCTTTAACTAATATTAAAGCTCAATATGATATGGCTAATACACAAGGTTTAAATCAAACTAACTTAGCTAAAGATCAGTTTAATGCTCAAACTCAAATGCAAGAATCTATTGCTAGACAACAAGAAAAAGATGCAGCTAGAAGTTCTATTAGTAAAGGTTTAGCTGGATTAAGTCAGAATACTATGGGTTATATGTCTGATGTAAATGCTAATAAAACTCAACGTAGATTTGTTGATTTAATTAACTCAGGTAAATATGAATATGTTGAAGAAATAGATGCTGATGGAAAACCACGTATAAAACTAGTTCCTAAAAAAGGAGCTAAATCAAATAGTGTTCAAGTTACACCTTCTCCTACAAAACAAACTGAACCTGCTACTGAATAAACTAAATAATTATAAACTATAATAAAAATAATAATAGTAGTCTTAACAAATAGGACTACTATTATTATATTGATAATAAAAAGCTAAACATGAGATTTTATCAATCAAGTACACCTCAATACGTATCACAATTTACACCGTTGCCATTAGATTTTATGGCTCAACAAATTAAAGCTAGAGAAGCTGCTGATGCTACAGCTGAAGATTTTATAAATAAAGTTGATGAATTAAAACTAAAACCTGGTAATCACACTGATCCTCTTGTAGTAGATAAGTATAATGAATGGTTAGATAGTAATAAAAATACTATTGCTCAAAAGTTTCATGCTGGTGAAATTGATTCTAATGAAGCAACAAGAGCTCTTAGTAAATTACAAAGTGCTTATCAAAATGATCCTGTAATTAGAAATATTAAAACAGATGCTGCTTTATCAGCAGCTACTAATACTGCTATTGCACAAGGTAAATATAAAAGAGGTATTAGTAGTAGAGGTAGTCTTTTAGGAGATATGCCTCAATTTCAATATATAGATCCAAGAAATGCAAGTGAAGCTGATTATGCTCAAGCACATAATTATATAACTCCTACTAGTATTAAAAGTGATCAAAACTTTGGACCTCAATATAAAGAAATTGAAGCACGAGTTACTAATACTCTTAATTCTTTAGAACCTACAAAGCAAATTATAAATGGAATAACATATTATAAACAAGGAAATAGTTTAGTAGAGAAAAAACAATTAACAAGAGATATGGTTAAATCTATGGCTATGGATTTAGCTAATACTGAAATAAATGATCAGATTACTCCTTGGACACAATATAAAACTAGATTAAAACAACAAGAAGGACAAGATTATACTGCAGATGAATTAGCTGAAGATATTACTGATAATTATTTTGGTTATGTAAATTCAAAAAGCACTAAAAATCAATATCAATGGGATGCTGCACAAACTTCTGAAGGTAATAAAAAAGATGGTAAAGGTAGAATAGCTCGTAGAGCAGCTGTAATGCCTGAAAAAAATGTTGGATTTAAAGCAACTGATTTTTATAAAACATCAAATAATTTAAATCCTTCTGAAAATTTTGATAAAAATATGTTTACTTCTAAAAATAATACATTAAGTCCTGGTGAAGATTTTGATAAAAATATGTTTAATAGTAAAAAACCTGGTTTAATAGGCTATCAAATATATGAATTATCTACAAATATGCAAAATGTAGTAAAAGAATATGTTAAAGATAAACCTAAATGGAAAAAAGTATTTGAAAATCCAAATAAAAAATATTCTGGTTTAGAAGAATTATATAAAGAAATAGAAAAGTCAGGTATATTAAAATTATATGAAGAAGGACAAATAAAATCACAATCTAATTTAAGAACTATTTTACCTGGTACAACAGATGAATTTGGAAATAATGATTGGTCACAAATATTTGGATCTAATACTTCTCCTACATTAGAAAATATGAATGGTACAATATTAGGAGGAACTAAACAATGGATTAATACTAAAACTGGTGAAATAACTACTATATCAGAATTAATGAATTTAAATGAAGGAGATGCTGCTAAAACACCAATATCAGCTATTGGTGAATATCAAGCTGATAATAGTATGAATATATTTTTACCTGATAATTTACAAGGAAATTATGGACTTAAACCTTTAAGTATAAATATTGGAGGTGATGAATATATAACAACATCTGTATTTAATCCTGATCCTGAAGATTTTAGTATAAGAGATATTCATAATGTTATATATGAACAAAATAGTACAAATCTTAAAAAAGGAACACCAATTAATATTTCAATAAATACAGATAATGGTCTTGCAACATTACCAGTTAGAATAAAATATAATAAAACTAATAAAACATATAAACTTTTAAATACTGATGGTAATCCAGCAACAGGTGTTAATGGTAAACCTTTAGAATATTCTAGTGCTATTGATTTATATACTGATTTGTTAAATCAATTTTATAATCAACAATAAATATAATTAAATAATAAAATGCCATTAGATAATAATAATATAGGACATATTGATGATATAAGAGCAAGGTTAGCTGTTAAAGCTAAAGCTCCAAATTTTGCTACAGCGATAACATTAAAACCTGATCAAATATCTCAATATGATACTCAATTTGAAATCCCTATAGGAGGAGATTGGGAAAGTGCATTAGGTGAATATAAAGCTCAACAACAACCTGGTATAGATCAACTTGCTAATGGTCTTGTTAAAGGAGCTGTATTAGCAGGTACTACATTTGCAGATACTTTTGGAGGTACACTAAGCGGTGTACTTAACATGGCACTTAATGGTTCAGAACAAGGTTATTTAAATGCTTTTGTTAATAATCCATTTAGTAATGCTATGCAAGATATTAATGATGCATCAGAAAAAGCTTTTGCTAATTATAGAACTAGAGCTGAACAAGAAATGGGTGTATTTGAACAGATGGGTACAGCTAATTTCTGGGGTGATATGTTTATTAAAAACTTAGGATTTGCTGGTGGTGCAATGGCAGCTGGTTATGTAAGTGGTGCATTATTTTCAGGATTAACACAAGGAGTTAGAGCTAGACAAGAAGCAGAGTTATTTAAAAAAATGACTAAAAATGTTATTACTAAAGATGCTAAAAGTGTTGAAGAAGGTATACAAATGCTTGCTAATGCTGAAAGAACAGGATTACTTAATGTTGAAGCAGCTGAATTAAAACAATTATTAGAAGATAGTGGTAAAGCATATAGAAACTTAAACAGAGCTAATCAATTAACAAGTTCTGCTTTAGCTGCTACAGGTGAAGCTAGAATTGAAGCTTTAGGTAATGGTAGACAATTTCAAAAAGCTAAACTACAAGAACTTAATGCAGAGTTTAAAAATTCTGATGGTACTTTTAAAGCAGGTAAAACTCAAGAAGAATATAATAATAAATTAAATCAATTAGATGATTTAGTTAAAGGATTTCAAAATTCTGAGTTTTTAATAAATACTGCTTTATTAACTGCAAGTAACTTTATAGGTTATAGAAATTTCTTTGCTAAAGATTATGGTTTAAATGCTGGTAGATTTGATGATCTTATTAGTATTAATTCAATTAAAAATATAACTGCTGGTGAAGATATTGCTAAATTAATACAAACTAAATGGTATAGTACTTTAGGTAAATCTTTAATGGGTTCTGGTAGAGAAGGTCTTGAAGAATTTTTTCAAACTGTAACACAAAAATCTGCAGATAATTACTATAGTGCTAAATTTAATGGTGTAGATCCAGATGCTTTTACTAGTCTTGCTGCTGGTATGAATGAAGCTATGGGTAAAGAAGGTTTAGAAAGTTTTATACTTGGTGCTATGACAGGTTTAATTATGCCTGGAGGTGGTTTAATAAGTGAGTTTAAACAAGCTAAACAACTTAATAAAGATGCTGCTGAAAGAGTAGCTGATTTAAATAACTCTGTAAAAGCATATGTAGAACAATACAAAACTAACCCTGAAAGTGTGTTTATGAATTTCTATGATATGATTAATAGAGATGTTAATCTTAATAAAGCTCAATTAAAAGCTTTACTAGATGATGATAAATATACTTATGAGAATTTAAAAAACGACAAGTTTTATAATATGGCTAGTGCATTTATTAATGCAGGTAAGTATAATGATCTTGTTGATATATTAGAAGAAGAAACTAAATTAAGTGCTGATGATTTAAGAGTAAAGTATTCCGTACCTACAGATCCTGCTGATCCTAATTCTCCTAAAAAAGAATTTTTTAAAAACTGGACAGATGATGAGATAAAAACTTATGTTGCTAACCAATCTAGAAAAAATACAGATGCTGTTAAGAATATCAGAGATCTTATGAATAACATAGAATCTAGATATGGTAAACAACTTGCTTTAGTTAAAACTGAAGATGGTACTAAAAAGGTTGAAATTAAAAACATTTTAGCAAGACATTTATTTTTAGGTGAAACTTTAGATCGCAGACTTACTAGTGTTCATAATGAACTTCTTAAAATGTTTGCTGATGCTGAACCTGCTAATGTTTTAGATACAACAGATGGTTTTGCTATTACAGATTTTATTAATAATGCATCTCGTCAACTAGAAGAAGTTAATGATGAAAACTTTAAAAAAATATTAAAGAATTTTGAAAAAGTTGCAAAAAATAGTTCTGATCCTAAAAAGATGATAGAACTATTTACTGATTATATACAATTAGCTGGAGATAGAAAAGCTCATAATGCTGCTTGGATTAGATTAACTGAAAATAGTTTTACTAATCTACTTAATAGATTACAAACAGAAGATCAAAAACAAGCTGAAAAAAATATAGAGCAAACTAATAAAGAGTTAAATGATGAAGAAAAGATTAATATAGTTAGAGAAAAAGCTAAAGCTGCAGGTTACAGTAAAGTTGGTAATTATTTTACTATTACAGATAATAATGGTAATGTTAAAAAATATGAACTAGATCCTATTGATATATTTAATGAAAGAAAAAAATTACAAGAAGAATTTAATAATAATTTATCTCAATTAGATCCTAATGATACTGAAGCTATTAAAGCTTTAGAAGAAGATTATGCTTTTAAAAAAGATGATCTTGTTAATAAAGCTAATCAAGCTTTAATTAAAGATTTTGAAACTGGAGAATATTTAAAAGAAAATAATCAATATGTAAAATTTAATAAAGAGTTTGCTCTAAAAAATTATAATAAAATACAATTTATACCTAGAGAACAAGCCGTATCTATTAAAAGATCTAAGGTAATACAAAATTCTAATAGAAGAAAAATAGAAGCTGTTAGACAAGTATTACTTGAATTAAATAAAGATATTAATTCTAATATTGCTCAAATAGATGCTCTTAATAATGAAAAAAGTCAATTAGAAAATGATATAAAATTTTTTAATGAGTATTTATTAATATTAGATAATGATATTGATATTGATGAAACTAAAAAGCTTTTAAATAAAGCTAATGACAGATTAAACCAACTTAATACTGCAATAGAAAATATAAATAAAACTATATTTGAATTAAATAATCAAAAGAAAGATCTTATTACTTTAGGTTTAGAAATTAAAGAATCTTTTGAAAAATCTGAAGGATTTTCTATCGAAGAGTTTATTAGAAAAATGGATGATTTAAATATACCATCTATTGAAAGAATATGGGCTAAAAATTTAGTTAAAGATTTAGAAGATTTGGCTAATACTAATGATATTGATAATGCATTATATAATTTAGATATTCTTAAAAGTAATTTAGAAGTTGAAGTAAATAGAGTTACTAATATTATTGATATTTTAGAAAAAGCTTTAATTAAATCAGAAGCTTATAAAGAATGGGTATTAGCTTCTAAAATAGAAGGATTACCTGGATGGTTTAGTAGTAAATGGAATGTTAGTAAAACAACAGATCCATTTAAACTTAGTGCTAAATCTAATGATTTAAAAGATATAAAAAAATTATATCAGTTTCAAAAATTAATGACTAAATATGCTAATGCAAATGGTATTAGTCCTGAAGAAGCATATCAAGAATACTTAAATGATTTAAATCAATTAAAAGAAGAAACTAATAATTTTGATAATAATCTTAATAGAACTTATCAAGAAATAGAAAGTATTAGAGAACATTTATTAATTAATAAAGCTGATTTAGTTAATTTAAAAAATAGATTAGCTGATGTTATTGATGTAATGGAATTTAATAAGAAAAGATCTCTTGTTAATACTATTCAAAAAAATCTTAATCAAATTAAAATTAAATATAGTAATATTGTTAATAAAGAAACTAAAAATCTTCAATTAGTAGATAATCAAATAGGAAGTGATGCTCCTCCAATTGATGATGTTACTGAAGAAGATAATATTGAATTAGGTACTTCAAAAAGTGCTAAATCTAATAATCTTTTTTATACTACTAATAAAACAATATTACAAAAATCTAATGGAAAAACAGATTATGATAGTGAAGGATATCCAAAAACTAATCCTAATAATGATGCTGTTAGATGGAATACCTTTTTAGAAAGAAATCCTGATTTAAGTAAAAACTTTGCATTACAAGCATTTATTTTACAAGATTTACCTGATGACTCTCCACTTAAAATAGCTGCATTAGAACGCATAAAACAAGGTGGTGGTACACCTAGTAGTACAGATATTATTACAGCTTTAGTAGATACTAAAACTGACGAACTAGTTAAAGCTAGTATTGATGGTATTCAAAATGGTGAAGTAGGTCAAGGGTTAGTTTATACATTTTTACCTCTTACAAGTAGTTTATTAGAAGGAGATTCTAAAGTAAATGGACCTGCATTATTTACATATTTTAATAATTTTGGTTTAAAAGATTTAGGATATAATTCAATTAATTTACAATCATCTATAATGAATTTAGATAAATCTCATGATGGTGATTTAATAGAACTTACTAAAAAAGATGGAACTAAACTTAAAATAACTTTAGCAGAGTTTAAAAATATGACTTTAGAATATGCTAAAAATAAGCATATTGAATTTATTAATATAATTATTACATCTAGTAGAAGTGGTAAAAAAGTATTTTTACCTATAAAAGGAGTAACTAATGGTATTTTATTAAAGAAAGAATCTGTTGATGGTTCTAATGTAATGCAACCAGTTCGTAATATATTAGCAGATAGAAGAAATATTGATACTTCAACTGATACAGGTTTAGATAATGTTAAAATATTTGTAGTTGATAAAAAAGTTGATCAGTATAAAATACCTGGTACAAATATTATTATTGATAATCCTAAATTAGGAGCTACTATAATTTATAATGCAAAAACAAAAGAATATTTTTATGCTAATCAAAGAAATATTAATGATGATGAAGTTGATTTAATATTTCATTTGTTAGAAATGATTGCTAATAATCCTGAGAAAAATTTGAACATGCAAGTAAAAATTGGTGGTCAAGATAATAGATTTTATATTGGAGCTAATGGTGATAGAATATCTGAAATAGATATTTTTAGAAAACAAGGAACTATATCTCTAATGAATAATCTTATTTATTGGGGAGGTAAACCTAAAACAGAAGCTACTAAACATACTATTTATATTGATAAAGGTAGAATATTTTATCCTAATCCTAATAACAACTTTGCTTTAGAATTTATATCTTTATCAGATATAAGAAATATTGGTAAAAATAAAAATTTACAAGCTTATTTAAAAACTAAAAGATTTAATGTTAATACTAATATGATGAAAAATACAGGATTATATTTTCATCCAGTATTAAAAAATGGTAAATTAGATTGGGTTGCTTTTAAAGGAGGTTATAAAGATATGTTGTTAAATGGTAATGCTAAAATGGATCCTGTATTAATAACAAGTGCTATTGATAGTAATAATAGTAATTATAAGGGAAATAAATTATTATTTGCTTCTAAAAATATTATATTAGATATTAATAATGACGGTATACCTTCTATAATGAATGATTATAAAAAACAACAACCTGCAAAAAGTCCAATAATACCTCCTATTGTAGCAGGTACATATACTACTACAACAACTAGTCAACCTATTGCTGAACCTGTATTTACTGATAAACAAGGTTTACCACAAAATTTAGAAGATATAGAAGTTACAGATGAATTTTTAAATGAGAATGCTGTTATAATAGGAAAATCAAGCAAATCAACTTTTGTATCAGGTGTTACAAATGAACTTATATTTTCTGAAACACCACTTATTACAAAAACAACGCCTCCACCATCAGATACTAATCAAGGTGCACAACCAGAAGTTGTAGAACAAAAAACTGAAGAATTAAAAGATCAGTGTGAAGGTAATACTCCTAATACACCTACTAAAAAACCTAAAGGATTTGGTAAAAATAATAATCCATTAGGTATTTAATAAAATATAATATAAAATAAATATGATTTTTGCATGTCCTATTAAAAGTTCACAAGCTTGGAAAGATTTAGAAGCTACTTATGGTAAACAAATGGCTTGGAATCTTTATTACATGAATGCTGGAACAATACCTTCATTAACTGAAGCTAAACTAATTCGTGTAAATCATGAATCACAATTAAATAGTTTTATGTTTGAAGATATAAAACTATCTAGTACTGAAAAAGATGATTTATTTAAAACTTTAAAGTATTGGTTTATTAGAAATATGACAGGTAGTTTTGATACATTAGATAAATTAGAAAATTTATTAGAAGATGAAATAGATTCTAAAACATTAAGAACTATATATGAAAATACTTTAACAGACATATTTAATAATATTGGTCCTGAACCAGGCAGTAGATTAGAACAAATATTTATTGCAATAGTTAAAGATCATCCTTATGATGAAACTACTAAATCTAATATATTTTTAGAAGAGTTTGGTATTGATGCAGGTTATGGTCAAGGATTAATATATAATCAATTTAAAAAACAATTAAATAATTTACTTAGTTTTGAAGTTGATGATGAATCTGAAAATGAAAAAACTAAAGGTAATGAAGATGTTAAAGATTCTTATGGTAAAGAAGCATTAAAACAAAATAGAAAAGATAGTTTCTCTAGAGGTATTAAATTATTACTATCAGGTATTCCTAAATTACAAGGTACAAATTTATCAGATATAAATAGTTATGTAACTACTCAAACATTTGGTAGTGCTCAACCTATGGATCAATCTACAGTAAATAATTTATTATTAAATACATTTGCTAATACACCTGCTAACATAAATGATTTTTTTGAAAAGATATATAAAGAAAAAGATAATAATCCTACAATTAATTGGTTGTATGAAAAAATATTTCAACATGTTAAAGTAACAACTAATGAGCAAGGTATAATTGTTAATTCTGAAATTAAAGCTGATGAAACTAATTTAGCTAGATTAAATCTTATTAATAAGTTTATACAATCATTTGCTAATTATAAATATAAATTAAATTCTTTTGTTGTTAGTCCTTCTGATTCTTCTGCAGAAGGTTTTAATATTAAAAAACAAGACGCTGATACTAACAATCTTAAAAATAGGATGTTAAAAGAATGGGATGCTAATTTAATTAAAAATTATTCTGAAGGTTTTGTAGATTCTAAAGGTTATAAAATTAATTTTAATTCAAATCAAGGATTTTTAAATTATATCTTAAATGAAAAAACTCCTTTAATTGATAGATTAACAGCTTTAGGTATTCCTAATATTGAAAATAGAATGTTAGATTCTGAAGAACTATTACCAATTAGAAATACTAAAGCAACTCTTTTCGATGTATCTAGTCAATTATTAAATAGTATTAGAACTAATCAAAATAAAATACTTAATTTAAGTAATATACAAGAAATATTTAATCCTAAAGCTAAAGATGAATTTCTTGATATGCATGTATCAGTTGTTGGTATATTAGAGCATTTAATACCTTATAGAAAAGATTATGATAATCAGCTTTATAATATAGATGGTAATTTAATTAGTAGTATTAATTTGAATAATTATCAAACTTTAATGTTAACTAGATTACAATCAGCTGTTAGTAAAGCATTAAAAATATATCCTGATGATTGGGCTAAAAATAATGGTAAAAATGTTTTAGAATATTTAAATAATGAAATTCCTGAAGCTTTAAATTTATGGTCTAGTGATAGTATATTTTTAGATAGAATTATTAGAGGTAATAACTTATCTATTGAATTATTAGATGGTATGACTTCTGTTGGAGAATCAGGTGTACATACTTCAGTTTTATCTGAAACAGATCTTTGGAGTACATTTATTGATAGTAGTTTAGATAATTTATTTCCTGCAATAAAACACGCAGATAGAAGTATGTTTTATGGATATAGTTTTGGTTATGGAGATACAGATATACTAAGTAATAGTGGTAAATATGTTCCTAATGTTGAATGGAAAAATGTTTTTAAAAATTATTTATTTAAATATTTAGATACTGAAATTAGACGTATAAGAATTGCTCAAGATAAAAATAGTATAGGTAATCAAATTCAAAATTATAATAAACAAAGTAAAAAATTTATTTTATTTGAAGATATATTAGATGTTAATAATTCAGCTAATCAAAATAAAATAGATGATTTAATTAATAGTTATACAGGGTTTGATAATTTAGTAAATAATCCTTGGGTAGCTGATAGATTTGAAAATTGGAGTAATCAATATTTTACAAAAACTATTGCTGCAGCTAACTCTGTAGGTATAGGTGAAAATATAAAAAATTCTGGTATTGATGCAAAAATATTAAATAAACTATATGTAGCTTTAGATTATTCTGCTAGAAGTAAACCTAAAAATAAACAATTTTTAGATGAGGTTATTAGTATTGCAGCAGCTAAATATTTTATTGGTTCTATAGAACAATCTAAATTATTTTTTGGTGATCCTGCATTATACAATATAAAAGAATCAGATGGTATTCTTATATATGATATGATTAAAAGGGTTAATATGCAATCATCTACTAAGATGGTTGGTATTGTTGATGATATTAATAATAGTTTTTTAAATAATCTAGCATTAGATAAAAAATATCAAATATCTTTTGATGGGCAAAATTACTTTTCTTATAAAAAGAATTTTGATGGTACTATTACAGAATTAGTTATTAATGATCCTAAAACAATAACTTCAATAGGTACTGAACTAGCAATGATTTTTGGTGAAGATTCACCTGAATATAAAGCTTATACTAAAGGATTTGAAGAACCAGATGGTTATAGTATAGGTAATATATTCTTTGCTCTTGAAGGTATAATTAGAACTGAAGGTATTGCTTCAGGTAGACTTAATGTATTAGAAAAAGAATTAAAAGCACTACATTCTTCTAAAGAGGAAATTAATAAGTTATATACAATACCTAAAGGTATGAGTGCTAAAGATTATATGACTAATGAATTAAGACCTTTTACTCAACAAAAGTTTCAATATTTAGGTCCTAATTATATGACTGATAGAGATTCATATATTAAAAGTGGATCTGAAGGTGAATGGAAAAATAGATTAGGTTTTGTTGCAGGTAGAAAAACATCTTATGGTTATTTAATGCCTAGTATGGTTAAAGGTACTGTATTAGAACAATTAAATAGATTTATGTTAGAGAATGGTATAGACGTTATACATTTTAGTTCTGCTGCTAAATTTGGTGCAGGTAAAACTAGAAACTTTTATAGTACTACTACAACACCTGAAGGTATAACACACACTACTAGATTTAATAACGCACCTATTGAATATGGTGAAATAGGTTATTTAGATTTTAGATATATGGGTAAACAACAAGAAGTTTCTTATGAATCTAAAAATGAAGCAAGTGATAGTACTCAAGGTAGAAAAACTAATTTAAGTGGTATTATTGAAAATGGTGAAGCTATTAATGAAGAATTAGAACAATATTTAGAAGAGTATGATAATATTTATAGAGATTTAATAAGTGAGTTAATTAAAGAATTAAGTAACTCTTATAAGTTATCTCCAGTTACTTTTAATATGATGGACACTATGAAGTTTGTTAATCTTATTAGAAAGCAAGCTGAACAAAGAGATTCTCCTAATAATATTATTGATTCTATTGTAGATTGGGCTAATAGTGATACTACTCTTAAATATATTGAAAGTTTAGCTAACTATCAAAAAATACAATATGTATTAACTAGTATAGTTACTAATAAACTACTTATATTAAAAAGACCTGGTACAATGCTTCCACAATCTCCTAGTACTGGTTGGGAAAATAAAGCTAGACAAGTAATTGGTGATAAATTAGTAGCAAGTGATGAGTATAAATTTTATACTTTTGAATATGATACTGACGGTAATATAATTAAAGTTAATCCTTGTGAATGTGCAATACCTTTACCTGTTAAATATATAGATGGTTTATTAGATTATTATGATGGTTCACAAGTATTAGTTAATAATGAAATTATTAGAAAACCTAATGCTCAACGTAGTATATCAAAACTTATTGATATATTAAATGAGGAAATAGAATCTGGTAATGTTCAACATCAAATTACTATTAAAGGTCTTAGAATTCCTAATCAACAAATGTCTTCTAATGATGTATTTAAAGTTAAGAAATTCTTAAATCCTATCTATAATCAAACTATTATAGTACCTAATGAAATTATTGTAAAGACTGGATCAGATTATGATATCGATAAGGAAAGTTTATACTTTCCAATATTAGATGATAAGATGATGATTAAAGGTCCTGATGAATTAAATAATATACAAAAAGCACAACAAGATTTATTAAGTTTAGAAATTAAAATGTTGCTGCATCCTAGTAGAGTTAAAAGATTACTTACACCAGTAACAGAAGGTTCTATTAAACAAATTGCTAAAGATAAACAAAAACAAATTGCTCAACAAGAAAAAAATAGTCCTAATAAAACTGTAAATAAACCAGCTACACATTTATTTGAAATGTCTAGTTTAATTGATGGTACATTAGAATATGTAGGTGGTAAGAAAGGTGTAGGTATTGTTGCTACTTGGATTACATTTCACAAATTAGCTGAAAGATATAAAATTACACTTAAACCTAGTTATTATGATGCTAGTAAAGAAACTTATATATCAACAGCTTTAAATAATCAATTTCTTGATGGTGTAGATAAATATGATACAGAAGGTAATATAATATTTTATAATACTTATAATGAACATAATGGTGTTATTGAACAAATAGAAGATATTCTTAGTTCATTAATCACTAGTCAAGTAGATATTGTAAAAGATAGTTATTCATCTGTTGTTAATATTAAACTTAATACACTTAATTTAGTATGTTATTTAGTAATGAGAGGTTGTTCTACTCAAAGTATAATTAATTTTATAGATAATCCTTATGTTAAACAATTTAATAAAATTAAAGATATAAATAAAGCACAATCTATTAATAGTGATTATGCTAGATCTAATAAAGATATTGTTGAATTTATTGCTAATAAAAATAAAAATATTGAAGCTTTATTAAATGAATATATAAAATTAAGTGAACAATCTTTTAAAATTAAAGATGTTAAAGATTATTTATCAGCTGATACTAAGTATTTAAAAAGTCCTGAAGAAGTTTGGGAAGTAGATAATACTTTATACAGTAAAATAATTTCTACAGAAGGACTTATTTCTGAAAATCAAATAAATAATTTAAGAGATAATAGTTTGCTTAGTGGTTTTATTACATCAAGATCATTAATTAACACTATATTTGATCGTTTATATCTTACAAGAAATTCTAGTAATAAAGAATTAGTTAATAAACAATCTTTATTAACCAGAAATGGTTTTTCACATATCTTTAATACAGAAGCTAAAAACAAAGCTGTAAAGCGTTATAATGAACATTTTGTTACGTTCCTTATACAGAATATTATTAAACATAATTATGATAATTTAAAGAGTGGACCTAATAGTTTAGCTAAAAGAATATTAAGAGCTAAGGATAATCCTCAATTTAAAAATAATACTTTAATAAAACAATTAGTTGCTATTATTGATAATAAATTAGGCAATAATACTAATCAACAAATAGATAATATTAAATTATATTTTAGTAAATTAACTACAGCTGAAACTAATAATCTAATTAGTAACTATGAAGATATAGAAAAAATTGATAATGATTTATATAAAGATTTAGTATATTTTAATTTATATCAAGCTGGTATATCTAATAGTCCTTATCAATTAAATAAAATACTTTCTTATAAAGGACAAAAATTAGTATTAAATGCTATTAATAGTCCTGAGATACAAAAGTTGCTTACAGATGAAAATCTTGCTATATTTTATGATAAGTTTTTTAAGAATAATCCTACTTTAGTTAAAAAAAATAGAAAAATTAAAGCTTCCGATTTTGTTGAAAATAATGATTTTGAAAGTTTTGAAAAATCAATGGATTATATTTCAAATCCTTTCTTATTATATACTAAACAATATACTAAAGAAAGTAAGATTGTTTTACAAGATGAATTTGGAAATACAATTATACCTGAAGGTGGTGTTAATGGTATAGATTATACTATTAAACCTGGTGATAAAGCTAATGAAAAGATAGTAAACTTAATTAGTAATTATCAAATATCTGAAATTGCTGAAGCTCCTAGTAGTGAAACTGTTGCTAAACAAGCTATTGTTGAACTTACTCAACCTACTACACCTACTCAACCACAAGCTGATACATTTTATAATCTTAAAGATTTTTCAGATGAACAGAAATTTAGTATATTAGATAATATGATATCTAAAGGTGATGCTACTACTGAAGAAGATGCTGTAGATCAATTAAATCAAATGTTAGCAACTGATAAGCAGTTTGCTGTTGAATATATGAAATCTTGTTTAACTTAAAAATATAAAATATAATGTTACCTAAATTAAAAGGAAGTCAAATGGAACCTGCTGGTTCAACTAAAGCTGCTGTGCAAGCTATATCACAATGCTTATTTGAAGTTGAAATTCAAATGCATATAGTACATTTACAAGCAAGAGATAAATCATTTGCAATGCATGAAGCTCTTGGTGCATTCTACTCATCACTAGCTGATCTTAATGATGATTTAGTAGAAAAGAGTTTTGTTAAGACTGGTCTTATGATGAATTACACTAGTATGAATATTACTAATAATGTAGAACCTATTTCTTATATTAAAAAAGAAATGGCTAAGATTGAGTCTATGAGAACTAAAGTTACTGAAGGTTATATACAACAAATAGTTGATAATATACTTGAGCAATTTGCTCATGCAATTTACAAACTTGAAAATCTACACTAATGGCTGTATTTTGTATAACAACTAGTAATCCTGAATTCCAAAAGCTACTAGCTGAAAGTGGAAAGAAACAAGGCGTGTTTGCTATGATGGTTTCTAAATGGATGACTGAAAATGAAGTATATGATAGGTACCCAACTTTACAAGAGTTGGGTATTTCTCCTATAACTAGTGTTAAACCAAATAAATTATTTGGATTATCTGAATCAGAAAATTTACAATTTAGTATAAATACACTAAATGCTATAAATGAATTTTTACAAGAAATTGGAGTAGAACAAAGATTTATTTCACAATTTATGAATGAGCAAGGTATTGCTCAAGATAATGTTCTTGCTGCTGCTAATTTTATTCAAGGTACTGTTGATATAATTGATGATGTAGAAAAAAGACCTTTAGCATGGGATAAACTTCCTGAAGAAGCTGCTCACTGGTGGTATAGATTATTAAAACATTCATCACCTTTAAAAAAATCATTATGGGAAGCTGCTAAAAATTCTGATAAATTAAAAGAACTAGCAGGTTCTAATTATGGTGATTATAATTCATTAGATGCTTTTACAGAAGAAGCTATTGGACAATTAATTGCTGAATCTATATATAGAATTCAAAATAATAAAGCAACTGAAGCAGATAAAAATTTTTGGGATAAATTTATTGATTGGATTAAAAAATTACTTAATAAAGTAGAACAACATATAAATACTCCTTTTGATGAAGCTGCTGAAAAAATATTAAATAAAGATATAAAAGATTTATATGATTTAGAATATTATTCTAATATTGTTAATAGGTTAACTGATAATGAATTAGATAAAATTGTAAATGATATTCATAATAATGATATTATATATGATTCTAAAAATAAAAATATTATATATCAATATAATAATTTAGCGTATAATATTAATTTTTATCTTGATGAGTCAAATAAACAACTTAATTTAAATTTTAGTTCTCAATTTGATACTCAAAATCCTTATACAAATTTTATACAAACAATTATTCCTGATATATGGCAATATCAAAGTTCAGGTTTTTCAAAAACAGATATTAATAGTATTTCTAGTGATGAAGAATTAACCGAATATTTAATGGATGCTCTTCAATATTTCAATTTAAGTAAATATGAAGAAGTTAAACAAAATATTCAAAAGTCAATTTCTAAATCATATTCAGATATTACAGATATTAATATTTTAAAACAAATATTTAATAGATTATTTAGTGATGGAGCTTTTGATGAATTATTTCAAGAATATAAAAATAAATCTATAAATAAAGGAAAGTTTATTGTTGAATTAAAAAAAATAACTAATAACTATATTAATATAAATAATTCTCAAATAGATATTAATTTATTAGATAAAGAATTAAATTTAAAATCAACAAGAGTATTTAATAAAGGACATTTTCAAAAAATAGAATTACCTAGAATTTTAAATGCTTTAGTTTATAATAAATTAAATGATATTAAAGCTAATAAATATTTACTAGTTAAAAATTTTAGAGAAAATTCTAAAGATTTATCTACAGATACAATTAAAACAATTTTTAAATTAAATGAATTAATAGATCGCAAACTTAAAAATAAACCTATAGATAGTAGTAAATTTAAAGAAGAAGCTTTAAAAAAGATATATGATATTATAATTAATGATTTTAATGATTTAGGATATTCAGATTATATTATTAATTCTAATCAAAATAATTCAGTTGGATTTAAAATAAATGATTTATTATTTGATGATTTTAAATTATTAGAAAATATAAAATATGATTCTAAAAATAAAGGTATAAGATTTTGGGCAGAAATACCTGAAACATTTTCTCAAGTTTATGGAAATAGTTTTTTTGTTAAATTATTAATAGATAATTTAAAGAAAGATAATATTTATAATGATATTATGAATCCTATAAAAGGATATTATGATAAAATTAAATTTTCAAAATATTCTTTTAGTAATTTAAATATAAAAAATATTAATTCTGATGAATTTAAAGAAATTTTATTTTTTGATAGTATATTATTATCATCTGATTTAAAACAAAATTTAAGTAATATTGTTAAAGAAAAAACTGGTAAATCTTTAAGTGTTTATTTTTCTAATATATTAAATAATACATTAAATACTGAATATTTAAATAGTGAGAAAAAAATAATTAATAGAAAATTAGGAGTTAATAAATTATATTCTGAAGAATATTTTAAATCTTTTGATAAAATAGATAGATTTTTTATTGCTGCTAAAATTTCTGAAATTTTAGAAACAAGTAATAAAAAAGTAATTACTGAACTTGCTGTTCTAAATGTAATGAATCAAATTAATTATGATCCAAATGAAGCTTATGAAAGAGGTTTTGGATTTTATCATGGTTTTCCAGGATATTCAGATCAAACTGAAACAAATGAAATAACTTTTAGTGATGTTAAAAATTTTGTAGATGGTGTATTATGGAGTACTGATAGAGAATTACATTTTCCATTATCAACTTATACTGCTCAATCTAAATTTAAAAATGAAAAATGGAATCATAAATTAGGATCACGTAGACAACAAGTTAGAATTGTTTTATTTCCTGAATCTTCTGATATTAAATTAGCAGGTAAAGATGATATTTATTCAGGTCAAAGAGATAGTGTAAGATTAGAAGAATTAAATTTAAAGTTACCTGTTACTAAATATTATTTTAGAGATGTTGATAGTATTACATCAACTATTGCAGATTCAATAGAACTTAGAGATCATAATCATAATGAACAAGTTATTGATTTAAAAAAAGGTAGATTTTATTTTGAATATGATGATGATATTTCAGATGAAATTAAAAATTATTTAAATACAGTAAATCAAAAATTATTAAATAATTTAAAAGTAAATCCAAATATTATTAATGAAAACTCTGATTATATTGATAATTCACCTTATGTTGTTAAAAGAACTAATAAATCTTTAATTGATATTAAAAAATCTAATGAAGTAAATAAAAAATTTACTAAAGGTCCTTTAATTAATATATCTAAATTATATAAAGATATTAAAAAAGAATTAACAGAAGATAAAATTATAAAATATAAATTAGAAAAAAGAGAAAATTTAACTAATTATTTAGAAGCTTATATAAAAGATTTTAAAGAATTTAATCAAGTATTAAATCAATATACTGATTATCGACAAGATAAAGAAAATCTTTTATATAATAATGATATAATTGAAGTAATTGATTTTTATTTAAATAGTGGTGAAGCTCCAACTTTTACTAATTTTCAATCTCATGTTAATACTAATAGAATAAATTATTTATTTGCTATAGATCAAGCTAATAAACAAACTTATTCTTATAGTAGTCAAACTGGATTAGCTATGTCTAATGCTGAAGCTAAAGCTTTTAATAGTTTAGTAAATGATGGTACAATATCAATTAAATGTGAATAATGTTATTACAATTAAACCCAACAATACCTGTGTATATCCCTGAGTTTGATGCTGAAGGATATGCATTTTTAGTTAATGAAACACATGAAGAAGATTATCTTTATTTTACTGTTGCTTTAGATAATGGTGAGATATGGATACTTGATAATAGAAGAGTTAGATTTTGTGTTAATAGAACTAAATCTAGAAATAAAATAAATAAATTAAATAAATCAGAATACATAAAATGAGTTGTTCAATAGATCCAGATAAAATAACAGTTGGTGAAGTTAGAGATCTTGTTAGGCGTAAAGAATTTAGTGAATTTAAACCTAATAAAGATGATGCTGCTTCTGATGTTATTAAAAAAATACAAGCTTTACAAAATAAAGTAACTACTGAATTAGTAGATAATACACAGCTAGTTAAAGGATATCATTTAGATCCTAGTGGTAAGACTATGCGTTATGTATGGTTAGATACTAAAGAACTAGCTTTTAGTGGTAGGGTAACTGATATTAATAAAGCTAAATTTGTTAAAAGAAAAGGTGTTAAAGCTGCTGAAGAATTATCTAGTTTACCTGATAATATTATAAAACGTGATGCTGGTACTAAAGTACATAAAGCATTAGAAAAACTTGCTTTTTGGTTTATTAAAAATGATAAGTCTGGTTTAGTTGCTAATGATTTATCTAAAATACCTGATGTTGATGAAGATCAAATAAAAAATGAATTAGGTGTTTCAGATGGAGTTTTTTTAAATTTAAAAGAAGCATTTTCTGAAATATGGAGTACTGTTAAAAGTACACAAAAACAAATTGACCCTAATGGAAAGTTTTGGATAAATCCTGAAACTTTTATGTTAGATTTTACAACATTTGATAAAGGTGGTACTGCAGATTTACTTATAGTTTACTCAGATAAAAGTGGTGGTTTATTTGATTATAAAACCATGAGTCCTTTAACAGATGAGAATTATAAAATTAAAGATCCTAATTGGATTGCTGATTATAAAATAGATGAGTTTAATACTCAAATATCTACTTTAATAGATATGTATAAAAAAATAGGTATTACTAAATTTAGACATGCTAGAATTGTACCTATTCAAATTAGTTTAGCTCCTAAAGCTAAAACTGATACTACTAAAGCAGAAGGTGCTAAATTAACTGATAAATTTGTTACTGTTAAAATGGGTGAAAAGTTTGATGAATATCTAACTCAAATACCTATTATAGTAGAAGAAACTGGTAATGAATCTTTAGATAGAGCTATTAAAGAAGCAATTACTCTTAAAAATAATCTTAATAAAAGATTAAAAAAATATAAAGAGGATAGTGCTGAGTATAATAAATTAGTATTTAGAATTAAAAAACTAAATAAAAGTATTAATGAAATTATGCTTAATAAAGATATTAACTTTATGTTTAAACAATATAGAGAACTTGTTAATAGATATATGAAGGGTAATTCTTTAATGGTAGAAACAAGAGATCCTAATAATTCTTTATTTTTAAATAATCAAAAGATTAAAGATTTACTTGATGATTTAAGTATATTTGAAGCTATTGCTAGTTCTACTCCTGACTTTATTGATTCACTTGAATTAGGTGATTTTACTCCTGAATCATATTTAAATGCTTTAAATGAAATACTAGGTAAAACAACTTTTTTAAAAAATAGTTTAGAGCAAAGACTTATTGATTTAAACTTAACTACTGATGAATATCAAGCTGCTAAGAATGATAAAAGCTTAAGTTGGTTTGATAAGTTATTTAGAAGATTTAGTAATATTAATAATACTATTTTTCAAAAAGTTAAACAACTATTAGACTTAGCTAATACAAGAACTAGATTAGATATTAGAAACTTTGAGAGCCAGCTAAAAAAAATAGATCAGGCCGTACAAGCTTACGGTAACTCTGTAGGACTTTCAGGTATGAAAGTGTATGAACTATTTGTAAATAAAAAAACAGGTAATTTACATACTAAATACCTTAGTAAATTTTATGATGAGTTATCTGAAGCTAGAAAAGATAAAGATGATGCTTTTTTAAATAAATATCTTAAACTTCGTGAAGATGCTCAAGAAATATTTGAAAAACGCAAACTTGATTATATGTTTAAAAACTCTTTAGTAGAAAGTGATTTAGAAAAAAATGATGCTTATATTAAATGGGAATCTGAAAATAATCCATCTAAACCTAGTTCTAACACTAAATATTCTAACTATTGGTTTACTTATTATGAAATAAATGAAGATGCTATTCCTAATGAATATTTTAATCCTGATTTCATAAAGATTAAAAGCAATCAAGCTTTATTAGATTATTATAATTTTTGGACAGATAGTATGGAAACCTTTAGAGAGTATCTTGATCTTAGTGGTGATAAAATACCTAGAAATTTTATACCTTGGATTAAAGCTAATACTGTAGAACAGTTTATGAATAATGGGATTAATATATCTTTAGATAGTTTTAAAAACATTATGAGTATTCAAGAAAATAATGAACTTGTGTTTAGAGAAGGTTATATTGAATTAAAAAGTGAAATAGATCCTGACACTGGTTTACCTAAAAGAGAAATACCTAGATACTTTATTAATCCTTTAATTAATCAACAAGGAGAAATAGATAGTAGTTTAAAATCTTTTGATTTATCTTCAAGTTTAATGATATTTGCTGGTATGGCTTATAATTATAACAATCTTAAAGAACATGAAAATACTATTGAAGCTCTTAAAGAAGTTCTTGCTAAATTAGGTGTAGTACAAACTACTGCTGAAGGTAAAACATTACCTAATTCTGAAATTGGTAAAAGATCTGCTGAATTTAAATTATTAGAAGATCTTATTAATTCTCAATTATATGGAGCTTATTATAAAGAAAAACCTAGTAAAGCAACACAAGGTCTTCAAAAATTAAGATCTTATCAACAACTTACTACATTAGCTTTAGATCCTATATCATCAACAGTTAACTTAATGGGTGCTAGAACTAATGCTTTGTTTCAAGGTGTTAAAGGTTATTTTTATACTAGAGCAATGTATAATAAAGCATTAGATAATAGATTTAGAGATACTGAAAGATATAAAGCTTTAGCACATTTTTTTCAACCATATGCTAATAAACGTGTAGATGAAATAGCAAAAGAATTTAAAGGTAATAAGATTGCTAAAAAATTTAGTTATGATAACTTATTTGTTGGTTTTAGATTAGGTGATGAGCATATTGATGAACAAGTACTTAATAGTATGTTACAAAACTATACTATTGTTGATGGTAAATTAAAAAGACTTACTGAAAAAGATAGAAATGCTGGTACTTATAAAAGCTTGTTAGATAGTAGTTCTGTTGATTCTGAAGGTAATCTTATTATTGAAGGATTACTTGATGCTAATGGTAAAGTTGATGAACAAGTATATACTCAATTTAGAAATACTGTATTAAATACAATTGCTACTATTAAAGGAGGTCTTAATAGTGAAGATATGAATGCTATTAATCTTAGTATGAGTGGTAAAATGTTAATGACTTTTAGAAACTGGTTACCTGATCTTGCTGATGAAAGATTTAGAGGTATTACTGATGTATGGAGTAGTAGTAGATCATCTTTAAGAATAAATCCTGTTACTAATACAGTTATTGAAGGTAGATATACTGCTTTTTTTAGTGATATGAATACTGAAGATAAAGCATTACTAAACTTAGTTGGAACAGTGGCTCATTCTATTGGTAAACTTAGTCTTGATGTAATTACATTTGGTGGATTTTTTAATACTGTATCACCTTTAAGATATAAAGTTAATGAGGATAGAGCTAAAATGGCTTTTGAAAAGTTTTTAGAATTGAATAAAGATTTACCTGCTGTTGCAAATGGTACTTATACTTTTGAAGATTTTTTAGAATATAAGCAAGGTCAAATTAAAGCTTTATCAATTGAGTTACAATTTATGGTTTCAGTAATACTATTACTTATGGCTCTTGGTGGAGGTTTTGATGATGATGATGAAAAGTTTGCTAAAAAAAATCTAGCAACGCGCACTCTTTATAGAGTTCTTAATAGATATCGTAGAGAACTTGTTGGTATAATTAATCCTAATGACTGGAATAGTATGTTTAGAGATCCACTACCTATTATGTCATTAGGTAATAAAACATTAAAAACTATAAATAATACTTTTGATACAGGTATGGATGTTACTTTTGGTGAAGCTGAAGGTAGATCTGTAATTAAGTGGTTTGGTAAAAAAGGTAAGAAAAAAGATATGACACCTGCTTTTTATTATACTTGGACTTGGATGCCTGGTTATAAATTATTTAAATGGCTTGATATTTTTGAAAAAGATAAACAAAGACAATAAAATAAAAAGGGGAGTTATGAAATTGTGGAAAGATATTCCAGGATATGAAGGATTTTATCAAGCTGATATATTTGGAAATATAAGATCTATTCGTTTTAAAAAACAAAAAAAGTTAAAATTTAGTTTTACAAAAACAGGATATTTAAAAATAAAATTAACTAATAGATATGGTAAACAAAATACGCATCAAGTTCATCGACTTATTGCATTAACATTTTTACCAAACTCTCAAAATTTACCAATAGTTCATCATAAAAATAATATAAGATCAGATAATAATATTGAAAATCTTGAATGGGTAAATCAAAAATATAATGTATTAAAAGAAAATAAATTATATATTACTTTATCAAAAAAAGAAAAATCAATTGTTGATGAATTTTCTAGAATGATTATAAAATATGGTGTTGAAAAATGTTATAATATTTTATATAAAATAAAAGGGGAGAAATAAAATTCTCCCCTTTCTTATTATGCTTTATTAGCTTGTTTAATAGCCTTTTTAGCTCGGTCAATTGATTTAAAACTACCTAGGTATACTCTAGTACCATTAATAGTAGGACGTGCCATATAAGTTACATTATCAGGGTTATTGTTAGAAACATAGATTCCTTTAGGAAGTGTTTCACCTGTACTTGTAACACGCTTACCTTTAATAGTTTTAGTAGTTACACATTTAATTTTACCTTTTGTAGTTCCTTTACCTTTCTTCATAATCTTTAATTTAAAATTGTTATTACTTACCATTATATTCATAATCTAATATCTTACCTACTAGATCAGATCTGTGATTTTCTTTAAGTTTAATCCACTTAATTCCATCTATTGACTTAGACAGTTCAATAGCATAAGAAAGTCCGTTAAACTCATCCTTTATGTCTTTCTGCTCATTATCACCATTAATAATTATCTTACCAGTTTTTCCTAATCTTGTAAGTACAGCTAACATTTCAGCTTTAGTAGTGTTTTGACTTTCTTCTACAATTAATATATCATCAATAGTTTTACCTCTAATAAACTGAATAGGTAAAGCTTTAATCTTTTCACTTTTTAACAGAGTATCAATTTCTTCTTTATTAGTACAACATTTATTAAGGTTATCTAAGAAAGCTTCCATATAAGGATCAAACTTTTCATTTAACTCACCAGGTAAAAAACCTAATGATTTACCTACTTCAATAGCTGCTCTTGTATTCCAAATGCAATCTACTTGTTTCTTTTTTAAGAAGTCTAGTGCTGTTTGAGCACAGACCAGGGATTTACCTGATCCTGCTCTACCAGTCACTATAACTATTTGATTGTCTATTATTAATTGTTTAGCTTTCTTTTGTTCTTCATTTAACTGAATAGCATTGATAGCTTTAATTTCATTTTTTCTTGGTCTATTTGGTGTTTTCATTACTCCTTTTAAATTGTATTAATTTTAAAGCATCAGCTAATAATATAAACTCATCATGTGTAAATCTATTTGATTTTGTATTATTACATAACCAACAACAAACAGTTAAATTATCATAAACATAATTTTTAGTATTATCTTTTCTATCAAGATTATATCTATTATTAGTTGCTTTCCAATTAATTGTAGTATTACAATAAGTACAATTAGTAATATCTGTAAATTTTAAAAATTGTTCAAATGTTAAATTGCAAAAAATATTTTTCTTTTTAGCAGAATTTAATAATTTAGTATAAATAGCTTGATAAGGATGTTTTATATTTATTTTTTTTAACCCTACTGCTGATGAACAATATTGACAACATGTTGTTTTACGTCTATATAAATTATTAATTTCAACTTTAAATTCTTTATTACAATTAGTACAATTAAAATAATAATATTTTTTTAAACCTATTTTTTCAAATTTTATTGAATCTTCTATTTTTAAAATCATAATTATTATTTTATAGGACAACTACCATTATCACAATCTTGAATATCAAAATCAGATTCTTTTATTTGAACTGAAGTTATAGATATTATTTTTTTAGATAATTCATAATATTTTTCTTTACTTATTTTTTCATAAGGAGCTTGTTTAAATCCATGTCCATATTTTAATAAAAAAGATAAAGTTTTAAAATTATCTTTATAATAAGTTTTTAAATATTCTTTAATTTCAGGTAAATCTTCTTTATTGTAATATACAGTACAACTAACTGAGTTATCGCTCCATTCTGCTTGCATTTTTCTTACCATTTCAAGTTGTTCTTTCCAAGTATAATTATCTGCTACAGGAGTAGTTTCAGGTAATTTGCAAGGAAATTCTACAACCATTGTAGAACTATCATCTGAACCATCAAAATTAATTTGAGGTTCAATATGATAACCGTGAGATTTACAAACTTGTAATAAAGGTGATGATGATGCTATTCTTATACGTCTTATATAATAAGGACCAGCTGGGTTAGGATGTACACCAGGTGTAACTCCTGCTAATAAACTTAATGTTCCTGAAGGTTTAACAGTTGTTAATTTAATACTGTAAGGAAATCCTTTATTTTCAGAATATTCTTTATCATATTTTCTCAACCAAACATATGCATCTTTCAACCAAGATCTTTGTTCTTCAGTAGCTTGGAGAATACCAGTCATACCTATACCCATCCTCATATTAGTATTTACAATAGCTTCTGTTTCTTTAAGACTACAATGTAATGCTAAAGAATGTTTATTAACTCTATAAGTTAATCCTAAAATACTAATTAATTCATCATATGAAGTAATATTAGGTAAATAAACTTCAGATAAACAACAAGTTTCAAAATTATTTAAAGATTGTTCTGCACAAGGATTGTATACAACTACATTTTTATCAGGATAATTAGTATCTCCTGTTCTTCCTATTTTTCTAGATAATTCTAAATTTATAAATCCATAAGGTTCACCTTGATTATAAGTTTCCCAAAAAGCTTCAGGTAATTTAGATACATCATCACAAGCAACTGAATTATTACTCATAGATCTCCAATTAGGAATAGAACCTAAATCCCATCTTTTAGCTTGTAAATATTCTATATCATCATAATCACCTATACTTATTTGAGCACTTCTACGTACATTTCCAGCTACTACAATAAAACCAATAATATTCATAATATCTAAACAATCTATAGGTCTAAGATTATTATTTGCTCTATTATTTAAAATATTATTAATTTCATTAATACCCCAACATAATTCTTCTGGTCCGCTAGCTGTACCTCCAAATCCTTTAATAGGAGCACCTTTACTTCTTATAAGTTGTGTACTGTAAGTAAAACTTTCACCTGAATAAAAATGAGCTTTAAGAACTTTACCTAAAAGTTTTACCCAACCTTCACGAGTATCTGGTACAATATAATCAGCATCTGCTGTATCTAATCGTTTAACTTCAAGTTTATTTTTTAAAATAGGTATTTTATTTACATATTCTTTTTGAATATTAAAACCAACACCAACACCTAACATTAAACTTTCAAAAGTCCAAGTAAAAGGTCTTATAGGACTATCTACTACAACACCAGCACAATTTTGTAAACTAGGTAATCCTAATTTATCTACAGTTGTTGTACCTAATTGCCACATAAATCTACCAGCCACACTCCATTTAAGAGCAGATCTAGTTTTTCTATAAAGTTCTTCTTCTTCAAAAGTAAATCCTACATTTAATTGAGTTTTACATGCTTTTAATTCTCTTTCAATAACATCATAAAATTCTTCTGTAGGAGAATTTATATCTTCTTCATTTAATCTTCTAGCATAAGTTCTTTTAAATGTAATGTACCCAATTTCTCCCCAAGGAGTTTTGTTTAATTCTTTTTGTTTGTTTTCTATCATATATATTATTTAATTCCTACACTTAATTGAATAGGGGGATACAATTTATCCCCCATATTCTTCATTCCCAACTTATTCTAATAATATATAGAATAGTAATTACTTATTTTGTTTAAGAGCTTGAATAGTATCTCTTAATATAGCAGCTCTTTCAAAATCTTGATTTTTTATAGCTTCATTCAGCTCATTTGACTTTTCTTTTATAAGTCTAGTGTTATCAGTATTATTATTCTTATAACTATAAGTAGTTTCTGAATAAAAACCTCCATTAGCAGTTCTACCACTAATTTCTGTTACAACAACACCATCTTTTTCATATACTTTTTTAGTCATTTCAGACTCATTAAGTTCTGATTTAATAGATTCTTCTAATGATCTATTTGATAACATCTTATTAAGATATTGACTTAAATAATTTGGATACATATTACTTTTTATTAGGATTTTTAATTGAAATTGAATGATACTTACCACAATCATTACATCTATACTGTTGAGTATATCTACCAGCAGCACTTATACGTAGTTTAACTTTTCTAATATTAGTTGAGTTACATTCTACACAATGAATACCGTTACCTTCTATACGTACAGTTTTTGTAATTTTGTTCTTTAAATAAGGATTAAGTTTTAAGAATACTTTTTCTAATAAAATAACATCGTTTTTACAATATTGTACCATTTTGTACAAAGAGTGTCTGTTATTTCTTAAAATAATATCATCCCATAACTCTAATCCACCTGTTTCTATTTTACCATCAAGACCTATAAACTTACTTATATAATCTAATTTATTAGAATTAAATAAGAATAGTTTCTTAGCTTCTTTTAAGGTATCAATAGATTGAATATAAGGAGTTAATGCTACTCCATGGTATAAACATCTAGTTCTAAACCACTTAACGTCAAATTTATCACCATTATGAGTTACCACTTCATCAGCTGAATTTAAGATCTCTGAGAACTTAAGAATCATGCTACTATCATCACCTCTATTCCATGTTAAACATTTAACATTTTTATCACCTTCCCACTTGTAACAGATACAAATTATGGCTCTTTCTTTAATTATACTACTAGGATCTAGCTTAATATCATAACCAATCCTCCAGGATTTTACAATATTATAACTAGTTTCTATATCAAAGTATAATCTTTTGATCTTATTAACTCTCTTATCAGTTACTTTCATTCTTTAAATATTTATTAATAATTCCTTCAATATTAGGTTTAAGTTTATCAGGATCAGTTATTAAATATTCTTTAATAATAGATTTCTCTTCCTCACTACAACTATTATAAAGAGTCATAACTTGATCAGATTTTATACCTAATAAATGAGCTGTCACTTCTATAAAGCCACCAGTTTCATTAGTTTCCTGAACTTCCAAATCCTCCATGTCCTCTATCAGTTATAGGTAATTCATGTACTTCACTAAAATGAATAGTAGGTACAGGCATTACAATTAATTGACCTACCTTATCTCCTACATTATAAATCTTAGGATTAGTTTTATACTTAAAACGTAGTTTAAGCTCTCCTACATATCCTGAATCTACTACACCAACAGCATTACTAAGATATAAATCTTTCTTAGAAATACTACTTCTAGGATAAATAAAACCTGCGTAACCTTCAGGAATCTTTACAGCAAGTCCAGTACCATATTCATAATACGCAGCTTCTTCAGGTGTAGCTGGTACATGAGTTACACTAACTGCTGTTAAATCTGCTCCAGCATCACTAAAATTAGCATATGATGGCATCTTAGCATCAGGATGTAACTTTTTTAATTTAACATAAACATAATTAGTTTTAGTGTCTTCTGCATACTTTATTATTTCTTCTTCATTCATTTTATTCAAATATTAATTCTGTTTGTTTATTACTACTTATTTTGTAACTAATATTTCTATCATCAATTACAGTACCAGTTAAAATACCATCTAAAGCCATCATTGCATTACAAGCCACTAAAGCTAAATGATGTACATTAGATTCATCTATATCATCTTTATCAACATTGGTTAGATATTGATTTAAATGTCTATGTAATGCGTCTAAATATCTAGTTACAGGCATTGGTTTAGAATAATTAAATTGTCCATATTTATTTAATCCAACCGTAAAACCTTTTGCTACTTCTAATAAAGCTTTTTGAGGTATACTAGTAAAACTAGGTTTACCTTTATCAAACTTTGTAGCCATCTCATTAGTCTTTAAAGTGTTCATCTTTATAAATTTCAATGTCTAAATTTGGTATACTCATAATTTCTGCATCAGCACTTAATTTCTCATTAAGTTCATCTTCAAGTTTTTTTCTAGCTTCTTTAGTAGGATATAAGCATTCTTTAATTTTCTTATAAACTATTTTAGTAATATCATACTTTAACAAAGTGTTTAGTAGATTTTCTTTATAGTCTTCAGACATCTTAGAATACTTACCCTCTATAAATTTATAATAATCATTCACATATTGCTGAGGTATATTCATCTTAATAATGTGCCAATTATTTGTAGATTTAGTTCCACAATAATATTCATCTGTATTTAAAGTATCATTAATTTTATTAAAGTTATAAAAATCTTTAATAGGTTTCTTAAATACAAGATACATTACAGGATCTGTTTTACCTATGTAGCAATTGTGAAAATCTTCACCATAAAAATCAAAAGGATAACTTAACATACACCTAATAAAAACTCTAGCTTTTGTTAACTTATCGTAATCAAAGTTAGATTTTTTATTATTAGTTTCCTCATTCTCCACAACAATCATCCTTAATTTATTAATTATTATATATTTAAACTAACTTCAAAATTAATGATTTCTTCTATCTTATTAGGAATAAAAGTTTCATAATCTTTGATATTATCTAATAATTTAATTAAATTGTAGTTTAAAGCAAATTCAGTAATGCCTATTTGTTCACCTAATACATCAGCATAAGCATCAAGAACTACTGTTCTCATAGATGCATTATCATCTAAATTAAGTAATAATTTATAAGCAAATGCTATACCCTTACCTTTTAATCCTTTAATATTATCAGTAGAATCACCAACTATAACTTGTGTCCATAAACTATAGGATGCTTCACTATCATCGACTTCATAAAAATCATTAGTTTTGTAATTAAAATGGCTACCTTCAATTTGATTTAAATCCTTATCTGTATGAACTAATACTGTAGAAATCTTTTGAGTTTTGAAATAGTTATTAGCCACATTAACTAAATCATCAGCTTCAAATCCTTCTATCTTAATAAAATTCCAATTATCTATACAATAATTAGTTAATTCTTTAAGATATTTAGGCTTTTCTAATTTCTTTCTATTAGCTTTATACTCTGGATATAAACTATATCTATGAGAGCCACCTGTTAATAAAGCAACATAATATATACAACCTGTATTCATTAGAATATTAGTAAAATGAATATTAAATTCATTTATTATATCATCTAAAGTTCTTTCAGTTTGATTACCATATTGCTCTATTTGTTCATCAGTCTGTTTTTTATCAACAGCTGTTGCAAAAATTATACTATCAGCATCTATAACAGCCACTTTATAGTCATCTTTTTGTATAACTTTTATATTGTTAATATAGTCAACTAAGGAACTCCTTAGCTGACTATTAACATTAATTTTTGTGTTATTCTGCATATTCAATAACTTCTGTGTAGTTTTCTACATCTTCAGTATGCATTGCTTCTAACCACATATTATAGATTTTTCTATAATCTTGATTTTGTATAAACATTTGATAATAACGCCATAATTCGTCATCACCTTGTTCATAAGCAATTATAAACTGATCAGCAGGAATTTGATCAGGATAACAGTATTCTTCAATCATACTACCTAAAGCATAATCGCCATTAATTGCTGCTTCATATTCATCTGAATGTATTCCAAATTTAAGTTCAACAGCATTTAAAAGTTTTTCAGAATAAAAAATTTTATTCTTGTCTTTTGTATTTATCATATACACTAATATTACTATATTGATTAATTAAATAGTCATTTAAATTATCAACAATAGATTCATATTCAAGTTGAATATCTTCTTTATATATGTAACAATCATTTGTTTCATCATAATCAAATATTTCTTCAGAAGACTTATACTTATCTTTTATAAAGATATCAGCTAAATCTTGAGCTATTGTTAATGAATTTAAAGTGACTTCAACACTTTTAATTGCTTTTTCAGCATAGTTATTTATCATTTATAGTATAAATTGTTATAATGAGTTTTTGACTTTCATCTGGACTAGGACTATATCTAGTAGGTATTTCTCTAATAAATTCAATAGAATCGTCAGCACCTATTATAGTTTTTAAACAATCTAATAATACCTTACGATATATTAAAGCTAGATTATCTAAATCCCAATTGTTACTCCCTATTGGTTTAATAAATTTTATATCAACACCTATTGGAAATAATTGTTTAGGTATTACTTTTAAATCTTTTAGATGTTTATAAAAGAATTTTTTAATTTCATAAGCAATTTTATTTCTAAGATTATGATTAAGACCTACCCATATATTTTGTCCAGATATTTTTTTATATCTTGGTTTACCTACACTACGGATATTTTTTAATATTTTTTCATTTGTTTCAATATTTATAAGTTCACCTGCTTTATTAAAACTATGCTTATTATTTTGATACTTCTTAGGTATCTTATCTGTTTTCTTATAATAAACAGGTCTTCTCTTGTTACTAAGAGTTACATATTCTATGTAGTCCTCAATACTTACCTGATAGATTATATCTTTCTCTTCTATTCTGTATCCCACAATAATCTATATTAAATGTGTTATAGTAAGCTATCTATCAACATTTGAGCATCATTTAACCCATATACTCTAATAAAGTCGCTAATATCTTTTACACCATATTCATCAGGAATAAACTTAGGTATTATATCTTTATATGTATTTGTAAGGTGAGCAGTACCCTGCTTACCACTTTTGTCATTATCATATAAAGAATATATATGTTCAATACCATTTTGTTTTAGCTCTTCATAAATCTTGTTAGATAATGAATTCATTTCACCCTGTAAACTTATACTTTTGTAACCCAATTTATATAGACACATAACATCTTTTAAACTCTTGGTTATGATTAGGATGTTTTCAGAAGTAAACTTCTTACTAGGATCTAAAAAACACTTGGTTTTAAAATAGTTATATCCCTCTATATCATTTTGACTACCAGAAAACAGCCATTTAGTTTTCTTGTTTTTAGTTAAAGGGCAATAGATTTTGTATGATTGATGGAATTCATATGCATATACAGGATTATTTCTATTGTATATACGACATAAACTACCATTCAACCATACATATTTACAACTATACACATTAAATAGTTTTAAAGTATCAATATCAATGTAATATTGACTCCAATATTCTTTATCTACAAGTGTATAATCTTGACTTTCTATTGTAATGATATTTTTCTTAACAGATAATTTAATATTATCACTAGAATTAAATAACATTCTAGTAGCATTAGTACTAATATCTTTTAATTTAAAATCATTAGAAATAATTTTAAGAGCTTCCTGAAAATTACAGTTGTATAATTTTTGTACTATACTAAAACAGTCAAATGTTTCATTAGTACTAAAATCTTTAGCAATAAATTTATCACCAACATACTTTATACCAAAACTAGGATTTCTATCTTCCCTAAAAGGTGAAGATATTAGATTACTATATTGTAGTTTAGTGTTAAGATAATACTCTATAATTTGTTGATCAGATAGCTTACTTAACACAAAATCTTTGGTTATGTAAGAATCTTCGGAATTAATATTTGAAAAATCAAACATAACCTAGATTTATGTTAATTAATAATTAATTTAATTTATTTAATTTAGTATTGATTAAAACGGTAAATCATCAGTTACTTTAGCACTATTAGCTTCTACAGTAGCTTTGTTTACACGTTTAAGATCATACTCAATATTTGGATTATAAGTAAGAGCACTCATCTCAGATGTAATTGTCATAGGTTCAGCAAAATTAGGTAAACCTAATACAGTCTTAACATATACTTTACCATCACGTTGAGATACATATTCCTCACCTGTAAATTTCATTCTTAGTTTCTTACCACTAAGAATCTTATTAATATCTTGTAGAGTTGTTGCAGAATTAACTACATTCTCATCAACAACTTTAGTCATCATATGTTTTAGTTTCCTCATAGTATATTGAGGAGCATTACCTTCCATAGACATATCAATATTAAGTTCTGCACCATTATCTAAACTAAATGGTACACGAATTACTGCTTTACCATTAGGAGTTGTTTCTGATGTGATTGTACCTATTGTTACATTATCATGTACTCCTGGTTTAACAGATGGTTTAACACTTGAACCTGATTGAACGTCACTGAAATTAAATGTAATATTACTCATATATTTGTTGTTTAAAAAGTTAAAAATAAATTGGATTATACTTATGTAAATTATTATATATCTATTAATCAATATAGATTTTATCCCAATAAGTTTCTAGCTTATTGTTTTTCATAGTTGCTACTACAAGTTCTTGATTTCTCAAGTGTTCTGGTCTAGCACCGCATGTTATTAAATCACTACTATTAAAATTAAGTATGGTATTATCACCATCTCTAGATAAGAAACCAATAGCATCTGCAGTTGAACACAATAAACTTTTAAGCTTACCTGTTAAATCAATATCAGCAGCCATAACTTCTTTACCTTTAATCTCAATAGATTTGTCTTTTAAATGACCTAAGAATATTACATTATGAGATAGACTTTTAATATAGTCTACAACATCAAAGAATGCTTCTCTTAAGTATAAATAACCAGCACCGTTTGGTAATTTGAGTACACTTTCTCCATCAAAGTTCTTACCCATAGGGGTTTCTTTGTACTTTTTTATAGCAAGTGGCATTACCATATCTTCTAAAGCTGTAATAGTATCTACAGCAATATACTTATAAGGTCTACCTGCTTTTTTAATTTCTTCACCATAAGTTTTAAGATCAGCTAGATCATTAATAGTTACCTTCATAGCATCTACAAAATCACTACCTTTCTCAAAATCTAGTAATAAACAATTATCTAATTGTGCAATTAGACTTGTTTTACCTGCTTTTGGTTTAGAATAAATTACCAATACTCCTGGAGATTTTCTACTAGGAGGAATCCTACTAGTTGGTAAAATAACCTTACTACTCTTTTCTACTTCTACACTCATCTAGTTATTTTAATTGTTTTACTTTAATTTACTTAAATACTCTTGATATAAAGCATCAGTCATTTCATCTACTTTAGGTAATTCTATAAATGTACCTGCTCTAGCATTAAATAGAGTACCTATTGCAATATTGTCAATAGATAACCTGTTTTTAATAATCTTTAGCATTACAAAATTACTTCTAAAGTCATGAAGTTTATACTTTAGGCATTCTCTCATATCTAATTTCCAAGGATTCATTAGACCAATAACAACATCACTATCGTCATATGGATTTCTAGTATTCTTAAAATCAGATTGTTGAGGCGATATATCAACACCTTTAAGTTTACTACGTTCCACACTAGATAGTGAGTCATTAAATTGGCTAATATTAAAGAAACTCATACCAAACTGGTTGGACAATTCTACGCAATATTCAGACCACTTATCAATATTTTCCTTAACAGAGAAACCTCTCTCTAAGCTCATTAAAGATAAGTGATCTAAAACTACTACGCATTGCCAATTTGGATCATAAGGTTTAAAGCTTACAATCTTTTGTTTCTGTTTACCTTCATGATCAGTATATGTTTCATAACTAAACTTACCATGTTTCTTACCATGTTCCCACAATGTAAAATACATTCCAGTAGGGTTCTCTGGTTTGAAATAGAAGTTTATTCTAGAAAACATTTCTTCCATAAAAGGTATTTCCTTATTAACTATTTCTAGCTCAGATTGAGATAACCTATTCTGACCTAAGCCTTTAATTGTTTCAGGAGGGATTATAATTCCATATTTGTTGTAAATAATGCTACTTAACCAATTACATTGTTTAGTAACTTTATCAATCTCATAAGAGTAATAAAACACATCTAGTTTTATACCTTTCTTATCAGCATCTTGAATAGCATTACTAATCATATAATCACATAAAGTTGTCTTACCAGTACCTGAATTACCACCGATAAGAGTCTTACACTTTCTTTGTACACCAAATATGTAATTATTCAATCTATTAAAACCATTAGATAGACCTTCATATTTACCTTCTAACCCCTCTTCTATCCTAAGTTTTAAATCACTCATTCTTTTACCTCTATACCCCTTCTAAATCATTACTTATTTTATATGTATCTTGATTATCATTAATACCTTGGACATAGGCTTCACAATAACCAGATAACATACTAGTTCCATCTTTAATTATAAAGTATGGAGCTAATTTCATTTTATCATAGTTCCTTGCTTTACAATCATTAATATAATTCTTTGTGGCTGCTAGAATTATATCTTTTGTAAATTGAGGATTATCAATGATAAACTTATTCATTTTATTACTACAATCTTGTATACTACTCCTTACATAAAAACCACCTGACTTTATACCTTTAGGAAACAAATCATAATATTCTTCTATCCAAGATACTTTATAAGGTATTAGTTTTTCATTACCAGGAGCACTCTTAACAAATTCTTTAAAGATTAATTCACCTTTATAAGTTAATCTAAGATTGTTTGAATACAAATCTTCTAGTGATATCTTATTTTCATTTTGAACAATTCTACATATAAATTGTTTTTGTGTTAAATTACTTATTATATAATTAGTATAGGGTTCTACATCGTGATAATCACAAATAATATCAATATTTTTATTATATAACGAGTATAATAAAACATATTCTTGAAAATCTATATTATTATTTAATAAGTTTTTAACTAATAAATGTAATTGACTCATAAATCATCATTATCAACAGATTGTTCAGCTTCATCATAATTTTGTAGTATATCAAAAAATGGATCAGTAGGTTGTACAGGCTGTTCTACAGGTTCACCATTAACAGGAGTATTTTCAATAACAGCATTATTTATCATTGTAGTTAAATAATCATTCATTGCATTAATAGATGTTCCAGGTGTATTAGCAGATAAATTACCAATATAATGTTTATTCTTTATTTTTATAGTATCAAATGCACTTTTATACATATTTACCTTACTTTTATAATAATCTAAATCTTTGTTTTCTCCATCTTCATTATGTGATTTAAAAATACTATTAAAACATTTTGATTTATAGTTATAAAAATCATTTCTAGCTTCATCAATAAGATTACCATTTATAATTGATTCTTCAATATCTGATAATTCATTATCAATTTTTTCAAGTTTATTAGTATGTCTTTCTAAATTACTAGTTAATTTATTCTTTTCATTAAGTAGTTTATGATAATTAGAATCACTTCTTAAAATATATTCTTGAACATTTTTATAAGTATTTAGTCTAGAAGTATAATCTTGAAAAGTAACTGCTATATTATCTATTAAATTAGATATTTCTGAACTATTAGAATTAAAAAATACAATTGCAAAATCAGAATTTTTATCTACTTTAATATCATAATCTTCTTCTAAATAAAAAGGAAAGTGATTATGCATACTATTAAAGTAAAATTCTACTCTTAATTTAGCATTAAATATAGGTTGTAATATATTTCTAATTAGTTCTTCAGCAAGATTATCTTGATTTGTATATGGACTAAAACCATCATTTACATCAACATTTACTAACTTTAAAGGTACTAAAATAGCTCTTTTATTTTGTGCTAATTTTATAAAATTAGTAATTTGATTGTCTTTTTTATTATCTTTATAATTGTTATTTAAGTAATATTTTATATTACTCATAACTTGAAAGTTTTTGTAAGTGGAATTAATAACTTCCCACACAGCGTTAAAAACAGTTTCTACGTTAGCTTTATTTTTATTATCCATATTTTTAATTATTATTCATACCAATTATTATAATCATCATAACTTCCTTGATTATAAGATTTTCTAGTTTTAAACATTTTTATTACATTAGCATAATCATCAATATCTTCCATATCTGACCATACTATATTATACTTGGTTAATAAAGTATTTTTAATTGCGTTTGTTGCTATAAGATCTATAAAATAAATACTATAATTATTTTCTGTAATTATTTTATTTATTGTTTTTAATAACACACCTTGACTTACAAATATCTCAGGAGTTTCTAAATTATATACACAAAAAGATTCAACAGATAATAATTTTTGTATAACATTATCTAAACTAACATAATCATTATAAGTGTAATAATTTAGATTAGATGCTACTTGATAAATATTAGAGAATAAAACTGATTTGGTATCAGCTTTATTCTCTTCAATTGTACTAACATAATCAATTGTATAATCAAAAGAAGTATTTACAATACTTTTTATATTTTTTTCAATACTTTTTACCATATTTAAGAAGTTAATATTTCTAATCTAGATTTAATTTTAGGTACTTCTTCTTTATAAAAATTCTCATAAAACATAATCAAAGCTTTAGAATTAAATTTAGTTTTATAGAAATTATTTACATTATTAACTTGTAAATTAGTATTTCTACTAATTGTATCATAAAGTGCTCTTAATTTCTTTCTTTTATTATTAGAAATACTTTCTCCATACAAATTAACTAATTTCATGTAATCTTTATAAATATTTACATAAGCTTTTTTAGGTATTACTTGAAACTCATCATTTAAACTTCTAGCACTTACAACACAACTAAGATCATCATTAAAATCTATAGATTTAATTGTTAAAGCATGAGTAACATCTGGATTTTCACTAGAATTATAACAATTAAAAATATAATACAACTTATCAGCTTTAATTTTAACATTGAATTTATCAATATCTTTCTTAGCTCTTAAGAAGAAGTGATCTTTATTACTTTTATCAATATTAATATAAACATCTAAGTTAGTATTAGTATTATCATCAGTATCACTATCACTAAAATTTATAAAAGTTTTAGGTTTTTTTCTAAAAGAAGTTTTAATATTATTTTTAGTATTACCTATAATTTTTAAATCAGACTTAGGAGCTTCTAGAATTTCTATTGTAAAATCAAAGTTAGTATTAACTTTTCTTTTAATCTCAGTATTTGCTTTATTATCAATACTAATAATTTTAGCTTCTGATGGTTTATCTTTAGGACCTTCTAGTTGTAATTGACTAGTTGGAGCTGGTGAATTACGAATAGAATTTAAAGCTTTACCCCACCAATGAGAGTAAATACTATTTTCATCATCATAATCATCAATATCATTACTAGTATTTTTTATTTCAACACCACCTCTATCATTATAAAGACCATTAGAATAACCTTTATTACTAAATAAGAAGCCTTTCTCAGAAACAAAATTACCTGCTCTAATTAACTCTCTATCAGGAAACATAAAACATACTTTCTGACCTACTAAGTCTTGATTAATACTACTAGTAAAAGCATCTTCACCTTTTAGTTTTAACTCAGCAATCTCTTTATCTGATCCAAAATTAGTATAAGCCCAATTAAAACTATCACTTAAATCTGAAGCAATATCATAATAACTACTATGATAGAAAATACCATTATGAGCAAATACACCTGTTTCTATATTATCACTATCTAAAGTTAAAATAGAACCTTTAGGACCTTCAGTAGGTAATTCTCCTAACACATAAGGATGTTGATTATAAGTACTTTTATTACCAGCAGTACCTTGTCTAAGGTGAATCATTAACTCATCACCAGGTTGAATATCACAAGATTTTAACCACTTATAAAATTCATCTACAGTTTGATTATAATAACCTTTATTTAGCATAAGAGTGTTGGAGAGCTGTTTTCTAACAGCTCCGCCAATACCATCTCTATTAAAAGTTATTCCATTATTTACAGACCAAATTACAAATTCATGGTCATACACTACATTACTTGGTTTTATTATCAGTAAACACATTAGGATATTAGTTGTTTAATATTAAGTTTTTGATCTGTTGACTCTACATCATTATCTTCATCAGCTGTTGCACTAAAGATTTGTGTTCTAGAATCAATGAATTCATTTAATTTTCTATAAGATTTAGGATAAACTTTTTTAATTACATTTTTAAGTGTAATAGGTTCTTTATTATTATCAAACATAATATAGTTATTAATTATATCTTTATGATAATTTTCAGAAAAGTTTACAATAGCCATACAAATCTTTATCCAGTTCTTAATTTTAATAAAATTAGTACTAGCATTAAAAGGTCTAAATTCTACTGTATAACAAGGAGGATTAGTATTTCTAGTATTAAATAAAGCTGGAATAAAATTAATCCAACAATATCTAATATTACTATGATTGTAACCTACTTTAGCACCTCTAGGATGATTTTTAGTTTTATTAACTTTATCACTAGGAGGACAATCTGCTGCTAAAGTAAACAATTCTGTGTAATAATTATCTATTCTAATCTTTAAATCCATAACACTTGTACAGTTATTGAAATTAAAATCTAGATTAGGTAATTTTCTACAATATTCATTATTACCTCTACTTGCAGGTAGCATATTGAAAATATCTTTTTCTAATGCTTTAGCAAGTTTAAAGAGCATAACGATATTAGCATTATTAAAGTTAGCATTACCAATGTGAGTATGAATACCACATGTATAATTAATCTCACTTCTTTTAGCTAATTCAGTACAAATGTACTGCAGATGTTCAAAGCCTTTATCGCCTTTAAGAACACCTGTAATGACTTCTGGACCATACTTTTCACCTCTAGTATTTTTAATACTACCGTCTTTCTCTACTTTAATATTCATATCAGTAAAGAAATGTGGTGGAAAGCAACAGTCAGCCATTTCTATTTCTACACCGAAGGTATATTTAAGACCTTCTGTAATAAGATGAGTATTAGAATCTAAACCAAATCTATAATTATGATTTATATCATTAGTTTTATCTTGAAGATTACTAAACTCAGGAAAATAATAACCATTTGGATATTGGCAATAATTATCATCCTTTTTTAATCTATCTTTTCTCACTATCATACCTGATTTTGGACCTATTATAAATATTTTTTTATAAGCTTCTAAAAATTCTTTACCATTTATTAAAAAAAGTTTTGATTGACTATCAGTACTTCCTAAATTTGGAAAATACTTTGAAGGTATTGTTAATAAATTACAAAAATCATTATTATTTACATGTACCTTAGTAAAAGATGTTAGAGCATATATATTACTTTCAGTAATATTTTCTGGATCATCTACTAAATTTGCTATATAAGCATTTTTAATTTTATTATAAGGATAATAGATACCATTAATATAACACTGTGTATAAGAAGCATATACTCCATATTTCATTACTTCTGTTTTAGGAACAACTGTAATACCACCATTATGAAGAGTATAAACTTGAACGCAATTAGATTTACTTACCAACTTACCTTGGTATACTATCATATTGCTAAGTTTATCTTCACTACCAAAACAATCTTTAACCATAATATTAGGATCGTTTTCATATACTCTTTTCTTCTTTTGTAAAAAGTATTTTTTATAATCTTTTTTATAATAGAATTCTAAAACATTTTCACAAAGCACTTCTGCAATTTGTTTTTTATTATTGATTAGACCTATTCGATAAAATTCAGTTTTATTAGGTTGAGAAACAGTATTAAATGTTATAATTTTCCACTTTTCTTTAGGATTTTGAGTTATTTTTATAAAATCACCTATAAAGTATTTTACATCATTTATTTGAATATAATCAAATCCATTTATTGTACCTCTAGTTACTACGCCAACATTTGTTTTTTCCATGAATCTACAGCATTTATTAATAAACTACTTGTTTTTTCTTTTAATTCATCTAAAGTATTAGTTGCAGCTCTCATTGCAGCTATACTCATAGCATCAGCTTCTTCTGCTAATACATCTGTAAGATCATTGATAGTTATAATCATATCTTCAGCTATATCAAATAAAGCAGACATTTCTTTGTTATCAAAAGTTTTCATCAATTTTGTTAACTCATCAGAAGTTAATAAATGATTATCTACTATATATTGACCTATAAAAGATTCTTGTGTAAATAAATTAGTTTGAGAATCAGATTCACCAAACCCATTTGTTTTATTCTTTAAGAAAGTATTAATAGTATCATCATAAACATTGTATTTAGATATTTCTGTAGTTTCAGTAGGTCTTAAATACTTAGCTTGTACATCATAGTATTCATTATCCATAGAACTCAAACAATTAAGCAATTTCTCACCTTTACTGTTACTACGTTCTATATGTCTAATACTAACTACATCACCTCTATTAAATACAATTTTATCTGGTTTATTAACATCAGTTAACTTCTTCATTACTACAACACAACTATCAACCATAGCATCTAATGGTTTATTAGGTTGATTGTAATAAAAATTAAAAGGTAACGAAGTCATTGTTTTACCTTCACTATTTTCAATAGTAAGAGTTTGTTTCTCATGATTTAGTTCTTTTAATAAATAGTAACTATTTGTAGTTATATCAAAATCTGTATTATTTTTAGCTGGTGTATATCTATCAGATTTAATCCAATTATTAAGATACTTATTCCAATAGTTAAAATGAGCTCCTGTTAAAGCATTGTCGCTGCTATTATTATTGCTATGACTATGATTATTATTGCTGTTATTTTGATATAATCTATAGGGTCTACAGGGAATAATAAGTTCTTTAATTATTTTACCCTCAAAGATAGTATATAAAGTATTAGTATTAAATTCTTTAATATCAGTACAATCAATAGCTTCTAGAGATTCTTCAATACTACTAATATACATACCTTCATCACTCATACCATAAAACAAAGGTCTTTGATTATTTAATCTAAAAGTCATTAAGAAACTATTTTGTTGACCTTTCTTTAATTTAATATTCTTATCACCAATTAATAAACTAGCAGAACCATCAATTTCAGAAAGTATTTTAGTATTAAAATTAGCATCTAAGATTTTGTGCAAAACTTGAGTATCTGTTGTATAATCAGAAGCACTAATTCCATGTTTATATGCTAAATTAGTATAGTTATTTAATGTACCGTTATGAGCTAAAACAGCATTATCACCTACAAAAGGATGTGCTACATTTAACATATTTTTACCTATAGTACCTTGTCTAACATGACCTATAAGCATATAATCCTCTTGAATTGTTTTAAAGTCTTTAGTAAGAAATTTAGTTGCTTGATCTAAAGATTTTACTAAATTATTTTCAGGACTCCAAAAACCTGAAGCATCTTTACCTCTATCTTGATTATAAAGAAACAAAGTCTTTATTTTATTTTTATCAAACTTTTGACCTTTATGACCTGAAAAACCTAATAATCCACACATATTTTTATTTTTAAATTTATAATTTTGTTTTTAATTTTAATTATCCTACTACTACTTTAGTAGCTGGTTCAGCTATTGTTTGATTAATATTATATTTATCACAAAGATATTGAGCTATTTCAACATCATTGTTATTAATACAATTAATAATTGCTTGACAATCTTCAATATGTTCATCCATTACAAAACCATTATTAATAGCTTCAATAGCTGCAAAAGTATTATCAAATACCCACTTAACATGTTCTAGAGATTGAAACCAGAATTGACCTAGAGTTCTAAGTTCAGTAGTTACGCTACCAATTCTATGTTCACCAGCTTTACCATAAAGTTTTCTTCTTAAACTACCATTAGTATTAATTAGAATACTTGGAATAGTAAGATACAAATCCAATACTCTAATAAGATTAATAGAAGTTTCATAATTCATATTAGCATATGAAATATGTAAATGACCACCCACAGATCTAAGATTACTATCTGTAGCACTAGGTCTTGGATTTACTTCTAAATTCCAAGCATTCATACTAGGACTGCAACCAAATTCTTGAGCAATAGGATTATCTAATTCTTTATCACTAAAGACAGCAGCATCTGGACTACCATCATTAATTACTTCAATATTTAATCCTTTAGAAGCAAATTCTTTATTGATAAAATCAATAATAAACATACAATCATTATACATCTTAATATAATGATTAGTTGGAGGTAAAGTAAGCTCTAATGCTACGTTATCCTCTTGTACACCATAACCATCTTTAATAAATCTAGGTGAATCTTTACTACCACCTATAAGACCAATACCTGATACATATTCTTTTGTTGTTTTATCTCTTAAAAAGAATTCTGGATCACTACCTAATCTTACATTTTCAATTTTAGTAAGATTATTTTTATCTAATTTTATTACAATATTTTTCATAGTATAATTTAAAAGTTTAACAAATTTAATTTTTTATTAGTTTTTTTATTGCTTTTAGACAATAGATACTGAATCAACGTATTACTAAAGTCATCAAAAGTCATTCTTTCAGGATGATATTGCACACCTATAATATTTAATTCATTATGCATAAAAGCTTCTACAATGTAATGATTACCTTCAGTAAAAGTATATTCTACATCTTTGTTTACAAGTAAAGGAGTTAAATCAGGATTTTTAGATAAGCTTTCTAGAGTAACACCTTGATGATGATAACTATTAACTTTATATACATTTTTAAATGTAGTACCATTAAATTCTTGATATATTTTGTTAACTGCAATAGAATTAACTTTACAAGTATTTACATCTTCTTTATCACTACTACCACTATAACCATGGTAAGCACTAACATTTTGAATTAAAGGTACACCAAAATGTATTGCAAGTTGTTGCCAACTCTGTTATCTTACAGGTTCTTTATCCTGTAATTCTATATGTTTCCATATAGTTCAGACTATATCATCACCAATAATTATAAACTATTGGGCAGGGCGCTCGTGTCAACATTACTGTCCTCAACTTTACTTGGTAGGACTCGGTTGTTAGTCGTTGAACCTTCGAGGGTATTACTACCCAAGCTTGGCTGCTGATTAGCATAGGATTTCTCCCTTAGCATTCCAGACAATTCACCCCGTTTTTAACTATAAATCACTTTATAGTGGCACACAAATCTATGCCAAGACAAATACCAAAGATTGGTATATTAGCATTAATATACTGAGGTAAATTTACTTTAGCAAAATAATCTTTATAAGGATCTGCCATACTATTTTGAAAACTTGGTACTTGATTGTAGTTATAAGACATAGTATCTGCACCACCTGGTAATACTACTAAATCTAAATCAGTTCTAATATTACTATTTGGTGTTAGTATTTCTACTTGACCAAAATTACTTAAGTATTCTAAATATGCTTTTTGTACACCAAAGCTATTTTCACCTAATGACCAACCTGGTATTCCTATTAATTTTTTACCCATTTTAATTTAATTTATTTGCTTTTAATAATTTTAATTTTGAATATAAACTTTCAGCTGATTGTGGATCAGTTAAAAGTTTATACAATTTTGTATATTCTTCTAAAGTATATACTTGAGAATAAGTATTATCTTTAGTAAAAAAGTTTTTACAATTATCTTGATCTTTTAATTTTAATCTTAAATTAGATATATTTATAGTTCTATTAATTTTACTAATAACAATAAAACCTTCATTAGGAGTTAGACCTACACTATAACTAATAAAACTATTATAGTTACTAATGCGATGGAAACCTTTCAAACCAATTACACAATTAGTAGGTATCATTCTATTAGCAGCTTGATATAAAAAGAAAAGATCTAATTTATTTTCAAATAAATCACAGAGTTCAATAAATCTTGCTGGAACATGTAATTGATAGTTTAAAATTAAACTTCTGATAGCTTGCCAATGAAGTATTAACCAAGATTTTTCATTTGGTTCAATATCACTATAATCCATTTCTATATAGACATGAGTTTTAGTTATATTCTTAATACTCCAAGGTGATCCCATTTTTTGTAATAAAGATACATATTTTTCTATATATTCTATATTAGAATATTTATCTTTTAATGGGTTAACAAACTTATCTAATTCAATAAACATCTGAAGATATGTATCACTATAAATATATTTAGTACCAGCATAATAAGCATCTGATAATAATAATTTATTATTGTAAGATTTTTGAAAGTCTTGCCATATAAATTGACAACAATTTTCAGTAGATTTTTTTAAATTCATTTTAGATGTTTTATCAAATAACAATAAGTTACCTAATGCTTGATCACTTTTACTTAAAAAATCATCTGGTAATGTTTCTAAACAAGATTCAATTTCAACACTAACTGCTTCTTCAATTTCCATTATTATTTCCTTTTTTAATAATTAACTTAGGTAATATTTCAATATACTTAGTAGCTACAATACTAATATCGTCATTAGTACTAGATAAACTACTTGCACTATTACATTCTAATAGAATATATTCTTGATATTCTCTTGGTTTACCATTACCTTTAGTAGCACTTTGTACTCTAACATCAAAACTAAGAATATCAGCTTTAATATGTTTTAAAGCTTTAACACAATCTTCAACAATATCATTCCAAGAGTTAGGTTTATTAAATTGAGGATTGGATTCAAGTAACCAAACACAATTAGAATCATTTCTATACCAAGATTCTTCTTCAGCAGTATCACTCTTTAAAGCTTTTCTACAAGTATAAAAACAACCATCTTCAGTTACATGTAATCTATATTCTAAAGCATAATTATAGAACTTCTCAAAAATATAGTTAGATAAATTCTTATTGTTTAGCCACTTATTAAGTTGTTCCATATTATGTAATAAAGTATTACCTTCACCACGACTACCATATATATGTTTAGCTACAATAGGAAAGTTTTCATTAGCCCAATCATTTAGAGCTCCATCTGTCCACATATCAGCTGTACAAACATCTGCTTGTATAAAAGCTTGTTTCATTAGTTTTTTATTAGAGCTAATCTTAATAGCATCTACAGTATTAATCTCAATCCTTTTACCACCATGAGCTACAGTATCATACATTTCAGTAGTACTACCCAATCTAATTACACTTTTAAAAGGTGTAAGAGGAAGGTTAGTTCTAAGTATGGAATGGCTAGGATGTCTTGATTTAATTTGTGGTCTAAATTTTGTAAATTTGGGTTTAAGCTGTTTGGACTTCTTTACTGTTGACATTGTTATTATTAATTAATTGTGAATAATCTAATTTATATCCTACTATACCTAAATTATGAGTACTACTATCACCTCTAAGATTACTAAAATCTTGTGGTAATGGTCCGTACTTTAATATATTTTTAAGTTTAGGTAAAGCTTGTTTAACTAAACTTATATCATCCATGAAAGCATTAAATTTTTCTAACCATTCAATAGGATCTTTCATAGTATTATCATAAAATTGTCCTACTCTAAGTAATAGAGAGTATAAACTTATCATATAAGTACTCGTAGTCCATATTATAGGTACTTCTATAAAGTATAGATTATCTGATACTTCAACAATTGTTGTATTATCAAAAGCATCAAGATCTAAATGTTCTTCTATTTGATTCATAAAGAACTCTAAGTTTTTATAGTTCTTTTTTAATCTTTTAACATCATCTAAATATGTAGTAGTGTTGTATTGATGACTATATTTATATGTACATATTGATATTGCGATATAACCAAACTTTTTATCAAATATGTTTTGTTTACCTTTTAAATGACAACCATATGCACTAATAGGTTTATTAGTATGTTCAGCAAATATAACATCATTTAGATAATCTTTACAAGGACTAATAGGTTGTATTGTTTCAAATACATCATCTTTTATTTTCTTTAAGAAAGCAAAACCCATTTGATTACTTCTACCTTCACAAAGTTTAGAACGGCATTGTTTGTTTATTATTTGTATCATAAATAACTTTTTTAACGTTTTTAATAAGAGTTGGATAATATTTACCATTGTATTCTAAATAAACTATATTTGTATTGTTAATTAATTTACCTGTTTTTTTATCTGCATATTTATGCTTACGAGATATTAGATTAATAACTTTACAAATAGTATTTTTAGGTATAGGTAATTTTTTAGAGTTAACTAATTTAACAAAATCACCTACTCTAATATTTAAATTAGGTTTATGTACTTGTAATACTATTTTAGGTTGAGTAAATAAATACTCACAATCACTTTCTACAAATCTTAGTTTTTTACCTTCAGGTGTTATTATTATTACAGTATCTCTATGTTTACCATCAATTTTACATTTAAAATTTAATTCAGTTTTAAAAGGAAAATTTTGATTTACTAATTTTGATTTAATTTTTCTATAATTAAAGATTTTTGATGATTCTTCAAAACTTTTAATTTTTACTTCAGTAGCTAGTCTTCTTCCTATAATTTCTTTATGTATTACTGGATATAGACTAGATCTAGAAGCTAATTCATACTTATTATTATCTAAATCGTATACATAGTATTCGTTGTTTTCATTAGGTTTACTAGCTATTATACCAAGTTTAGGTTTAAGAATTCCCATTTGAACCCAGTCACCAAATTTTAAATTAGTCATTGTTAAAATAAACTTAATTGTGTATTAATTATTGTATCTATTTCTTTCTGAGCTTCTCTAATATAAAATTGATAGTTTATATCATATTCATGCATTTGTTTGTTTATAAAATTATTAAATATAGTTACTTGATAATCTTTATTAATAACTTCACTAGTGCCTTTAGAATAGTATTTTATAAAGTTTGCTCCTTTATTAGATATATAATATCTAACATTCTTTTGTTGCTTTTCAACTAATTCTACAGCCATACCATCTTTATAACCTAAATAATGTATTTGACCATAACTATCTCTACCAAATTTCTGTCTACCACAAAAATCATATATATTAGTATGATTCATAATAGTATTTCTGATAGGTATATTATTTACAAAGAATTGACTTAAAGCATAAGGTATAATTCTAAAACTATTATCTTTATGATAAGCAGGTTCAGAACCAACTACTTTATCTACTTCAAATGCACCTTTATATTTAACTTTACCTTGAGTAGTTACAGCCAAATAATTATTTACATCTCTAATTACCATCTTAGAATACTCTACATATTCTAATTGTAGTTTAGTTTGTTGTTCCCAATTCTTACAAATGTTGTAGTATGCATTAATACTGTGTTGATTATTAGGTATTTTGAGAGTAATACCATCAGTATTAATTTGCAATACAGTCATATTTTTAATTCTATCAACTAATTCTTCAGCTAACATAGTTAGTAATAGTTGACCATTAAGAGTAATACACATTGTAAATTTAGGATCATATAAGAAACTATTAATATCATTAGATTTACCATATACTGAATTTGCTGCAAGTTTAAATCCATCAGCTAGTACAGTATTTTTAGCTTTTTTAGCTTCTAATCTAAGTTTAATAATTTCTTTATATATATCAACAAAATCTTTACCTAAATGCTCTATATAAAAACCATTAGTAATAGAAAGGCTTGGGTATAGACTAGCACATTTATACCCATTTAAAAAATATTCTTAGATTTCTCTAAGGATTGGACTATATCTTCTTTTTCAATTTTAACTTTAACCCAAATATATCCATATATTGATGGTTTTTCACCACTACATACTGCATATATATTGTGTTTTTTATAATTAGGATTTTCATTTATTATATCAATCAATTTATCCCATATTTTAATTAAAATCATATCTTTTGTATATTGATATATTTTATATTTAGTATGTTTATGAGATACTTTTTCAGACATTTGAATTTTAATTTCAGGATTATTTTTCCAAAATTTAGAAATTTTTAATCCAACTTCTTTATTCATTTCTGGAAATTTAATATTTCTTAACTTTCTACTTTCACTTAATTTATTTTTAGTTTCTTGTAAAACTAAACAATTTGTTGAAGTATCTTGTCTAAGATTATATCCAAAATTTCTGTCTATTGATTTATAAACATTTATCCAATATAATTCTTTTTCTTTTAAAACAAGTTCATCAAAATATTCTAAATATTCTAATATAAAATATTCAAAATTATTTTTACCATATTTATGCCAAGAATTAATTAAATGTCTATTTTCATCTTTTGATTTAGTATTTAAATGAGTTATATGTTGTTTAATTCTAAAATATATATTTTTAGATTTTCCAATATAAACTTTATTATTTACTAAATTTCTGATACAATAAATTCCTATTTTTCCTAAATGTTGTTTTCTATTTAATTTCATAATAATTATATAATATTTATATAATATATTAATTAAATTAAATTATCCAATTTTTTAGGATATTATTTTTAGTTAAAAATTGTTAAAGCCTTCCGCTTCGAGGTTATTTACCCCTACTCTACTCCATTCACTTATTAGTGTGTTTCGATAGTCTCTGAACTTTCATTTGATTGTAAATCAAATGCTTAGCTGCTGATTGCCATATCTATTTGATTTAGGTTTCCAGCAATTCAAAAGGTTAAGACGCTGCTATCAACGTCTGCATCAATTATAATATAATCTTCATTAGATTCATATACACCAGCTTTAATACAACCATGTCATTTTGTTATCTTAAAGGCTTTTTATCCTTTAATTCTTATTCTTATATCATTGAATAAGTTCGGCATATATTTTCATCCCGTAAGGATGTTGGATACTCTTGGACATATTATATTCTAAACAAAGAAGCAGGCTTTCCAACCTGCGACTTACAAATGGAATTAAACCATTACTCTTTGTTTAGTTTCAATATCTATGCTCTACACTACTTAACTTTATTAAAGGTTAAGTTAGCACGGTATTTTCCAAGTTAATTGATAAGGAATCCACCGTTTTTACCCAATTTATTACCTTTTAGTTACCTAAAAGGAGGACACACATTTTATCCCACCAGTACCATAGTCATATTTAAAACCTTTATATATTACAGATTCACTAATACTACCTTTAGTTTCTCTAATAACTTTACTTTTTAACTTATTAAGTAATTTATTAAAGTCATCAGATTTAAACTTAATATAAGGTAATATACAATCATTAAGATTAATAGAATCTCTATGAGTACGCATCTTTTTAACATCCCAAGGATTTGTTTTAGTCTTATCAGTATATAGTTTAAGAATAAGTTGTTCACCTATTCTACTATCAGACCAATTAATACAAGGAATATCAAATTGAGTTATTAATGATTTGCGTAGCTCTATTTTAGGAAGAGAGTTAGTATAAAATCTATAAGTTGCTAATACATCGTTAAGATTATATTCAAGTATAGGAGTAATCTCATCAAAAGAAATATCAGTTCTTTTGTGATCAATTGGCATTTCCATAACATTAGGATAATTCATACTTATCTCTAATGCTTTTAGACTTGTACTACGAGCTTTGTTGTTATAATGCCATATTTTAAATAAGTCTAATTGAGGTATTAATACTTCACGTTCTTTAATAGATACACTTGTTACAAAGTTTTTCTGATTCTGTTCTTCAATAATACTTGTAGCTTTATTATGTATTTCTTTAATAATAAATTCTCTACTAGAATCTTTATTAATAGATTTAAGTATAAAATGAATAACAGGATAATCAAAGTTAACATTGTTAAATCCAATATGTCCTTTACAAGATTTAAGATGCATTATAAGACTATTATAATCCCACCTATCTTTGTGAAGAACATATTGGACTATTTCTTCAGTATCAATATTAAAAGCTGTATAAGTAAAACAACTAGCTAATGTTTCTATATCATATACCCATACACTTCTATTTTGCATTAAATTCTATTTAAATTATTTCTTACTTCTTCTAATGTAGTTTGATTGTAAAATTTACCATCTTCGTAAATTACTTGAAGTAAACCTCTTTGTTCTTCTTCTGGAGTACATTCTGTTTTTACAATAATTGGTTTAAGTGAACCATCTGGTGGACAACCTAAAGCTTTATATGTTTCCATACTACCATCATAACAAACTTTACATAATCCTCTCAAAGATTTTTTAGTACCATCATCTGTTACTGGATCTTTGTAGATATTGTATGATTCAACATTATAAACAGGATCACCACTACCCATTGATTTATAACCTTGTAAGGTTTTAACTTCAAACCAAGCACCTTTAGCAGCAAATCCTAAAGTATCACGAGTATTATATTGATAAGTAAAACTACCTACACCTAATACAATATTAGTAGCTGCAAATCCTTTAGCTGCTAATCTCTCATAGATTTGAGCTTGTCTTTCAGGAGTAATACTATCACCATAAATAGCACCTATATGAGGGTCTAATACTTTAAAACCTTGTTCATTAATTGTACCTCCAAAGATATCCCAAAGAAGTTCTATTACGCCTTTATACTTAGGGTGTGGAGTTTCATTATTTTTAAAAACTAAAGTAGAATGTTCTTCTCCACAAATAATATCTACAGGATCTCCACTATCAGGTCTAATTACTAATTTACCATCTCTAGCCATAATAGCTTCTTTATTAGCAGGTAAATATTCAGTAATAAGTTTCCATAAATCAAATGTATCTGCCACAATTGAAAGAATACCTTTAGGAAATAATTGTAACCAATCTGCAATCATCTGTTGTTCACCTAATGAACGCTTTTCTTGTTCTGTTAATTGTCTAATTCTTGTTTTCATTTTTCTAATGTTTTAAATATTTCTTTAATTTTAGCATCAATTAGAGCTTTATTATCAGACAAAATAGAATTAATTAGTTTATTACCATCACTTCTCCATCCCATATTATGTGTGAAAAAATCATGTAATTGTATTTTTTTAATTTCTTCTTTAATATGCTCGTCTAAAGATTCTTTAAAGTTAGGTATAAGCTCTTGAATACCATCTGTAGCTATCTGTTTAGCCATTACAGATAACATAACTCTTGATTTATCTTGAGATACAGAAATTTCACCAACACAATTTCTAACGTGTTTTCTAATTTCTTCTTTAACTATTTTTTTGATTTCTTCTTCTGAAAGATAATCTTCAATTTTTATTTCCATGTTTTATTAAAATATTTGTTAAATAATTTGGTATTTACAGAATTATTCACTATCTTTGTATTATGAAAGAATGTATAAAATGTAAAATTACCAAAGATTTATCTTGTTTTCCTAAAGATAAAAGGTTAATTTCTGGTTATCGTCCTAAATGTCAAACTTGTTTGAATGAAGAACAAAGTATCAGAAGAAAAAATAATATTGATAGATATAAAGCTACTCGTAAATTATATTATCAAACTAACATTGAAAAAATGAGAACTGAAAAAATAGAATATTACAAAAATCATAAAGAAGATAAAGCTTTATATGATATTCAATATAGAGAAAAGAATAAGGAAAAAATTGCTGCTTATAAAAAAGAATGGGATAAAAAGCAAATGCAAGATAGTATCATCTATAAAATTAAAAAGAATCTAAGAAGAAGAGTTCACCATGCTTTGAATGGTAAAACTAAATCTATTTCTACAATGAAATTAATAGGTTGTACACCTGAATATTTCAAAGAATATATAGAATCTTTATTTTTAGAAAATATGTCTTGGGATAATTATGGAGAATGGCATATTGACCACATTATTCCTTGTTTTGCTTTTGATTTATCTATTCCTGAACAGCAAGAAAAATGTTTTCATTATTCTAATCAAAGACCTTTATGGAAAACAGATAATTTAAAAAGACCTAAAAGTATCGAACAGCTTCCCACTGCTGAGTAGTTTCATTAAATTGTTCTTCTACTTGTGAATACTTTTCAGCTTCTGCAAATATTTTGGTGCAGGAGCAACTGTGTTCACTTGCATTTACAGAGTAAATAGGCATTTCATCATCCTTAACACCATAGAAATATCTTGCTGCTGGAATAACTGGTAACGTATCAGAACCTTTAAATGATGTAGCATGACCTAAACCAATAAGATATTGACTCATTGGGTCAAGACCTCTAGCAGAAAAATCATGACACATAAAGTCAACTAGCCACTCATTTTTAGGATCAGTCTTTCTAACCCATTCTTCAGCTTGTCTACGATATAATTTAGCAATAGTAGCTGCTGTAGATGGTTTCCAAGCTAATGCTGATACTACTGTTTCAAGATATAAGGTTAACCATGCAAATCCATCAACTGTATTAATGAATGTCATATGAGGAATATTAGGATTAGTTTCAATACCTTCAGGTAATGCTTTTACTCTAATAGGTAAATAACCTAAATCCCATAATTCTTCAAAGTGCTTACCATCATACTCCATACCTAAGTATAAAGACATATCTTTTACAAATTGTAGAGCTTCAAATTTAAGTTGAGCATTATGTTCTTTACTAAAAGAAGATGTTTTAGACCATCTTTGCTTATTCATAAAAAAATTCTCTTCAAACTCATCATGTAACCATCTCCAAACTAATTGTTGACCAAATGATACTATTTTAGTAATTCCTTTAGGAGCATGTTTAGTACTTCTAGGTATCCATGTACCATATAATTTGGTAGTACCTGGAGCTAACATTGCTTTGTGTCCTACTTTATACCCATCAGATAGGTATAGACTGTTTATTTTAAAACTCATATTAAAATACGTTTAATTGTTTAACTAAATAAGGATAAATATAATCTTGACCATCATTATCAGGTTTATAATCTTGATAACTATTAGTACAATAAATACCATCAAAGTATTGACCTAATTCTTCTAATCCTTTAGAGAATATACCGTGAGTTACTATAAGATAGATTTTAGGCTTTGGGTTAAATAATTCATATTGCATTTTAATTTCTTTAGCAATATTAATAAAAGTTGCTCCACCATCACATATATCATCAATTATAATAATATCCTTGTATAACTCATCAATATGATCAATTGGTACTACAGTTTTAGTCAACTTACCATCAATATCTCTATCTTTACTACAAGTAATAATATCTCCTTTATAACCTATTTGTTCAGCTAATTTATAGATTTTCTTACTTGCACCTGCATCTGGTGATACTAAAATAAATTCTTCTCCATATAATTTTAAAGGTCCTAAAAAAGTATCTAGTGCTTTTCTTACTAATTCTTCATTAGATATTTTTCTAAATCCTTTAATACAAGCTTCAAGTACATCACTATGAGGATCAATACAAGTAACTGTTTTAAAGTTTAAAGAATTAATAATAGGACAAATAACATCACGTAGATAATTATTCCCTCCTTCTTCAAACTTTCTATCACTTCTAGCACCTATAATATATGGAACATAAAGATGAATTTCTTCTACACCTAATTCGCGTAAAGATGCTACAGTACATACAATAAGTTCTAAATCTAACCAATTGTTTAAACGTGATTTGATTTCAATAGAATCATTAGCTTCTATATGAGAAAAGGTATCTCTATTATTAGATAAAATAACAATATTTTGTTGACCATCAGGAAACTTACTGATTTTATATTTAATATCTGACTTATCTAAGTCTACTAAGTTTAATGTTTTCATATTTATTATGTTACAATATCTACTTTATGACTATAATCTTTTAATAAACTATCTAAACATTCAAAACAAGCTTCATTAGCATCTATTTTATTTAACCATTTAGCTCTAAATAGTTCTACATAATTCATTACAGCTTTCTTATGTTTAATAGTATTGTTAGAATTACTAATAACATTAACTGTTTTAGTATAATCTTTTAAAAATTGAGGATTACTCATTTATTTCAGTTTTAGGTTCTTCTTTACTTAATTGTGAATATTTTTCCATAGCCTTTTGAAATACTAAAGGTCTATATACTTCATATAAAGCTTCTTTATCTGTTTTAGATAATTTAATTGTTTTATTATATACATCTTTAGCAAATTGATCTAATTCTTCAAAAGATAGTTTTTTATATTCTTCAAGTTTACTAATATATCTGTTTGCTATTTTAGCTTGTTGAGAACTTTTAAATAATTGTTTTAAAACACGTTTTTGGTGTCTATTTTGTGATTGAGCCATAGGTTATTAATTTTAATTGTTGTGTATGCGATATAATTTAGCGGGTAGCGGGTAGTTAGCGGCAATTTAGTAACCGCTTCCAAACCACCCTGTATGCTTCATATTCGTATTTGAGACCATCTCCACGTTGGATATAAAATTTACCATCGTGGTATCTACCTAATAATATTGTTGTAAAATCTCGTACTTTAAATAGATAAATATCGTGAGATAAAATGCCACTAACAGCACCTAAACAAGATGGCTCATTTCCGTTTTCTAATGAAGTTTTTTCTGTGTTCATACTTTTGTTCTTTTAATTAAGTTACGAGGTATTAATCAGCCACCTCGTTTAGCTGCGGCACGTTAGGCACAATAGCACCCAACCGCACTACTCTCGTTTATTAATTTTAATTGATTCGTCAGAAACTTTTTGAATACATTCTTTTAAAAATTCTAAAACTGCCTTATTTTCCTTTTCAAAATAATTA